GGGCGGGGAGAAAGAGGGGGGGCCGCGGAGCTGTGTTGTGGGGGCGTGCCCCGCCCCGCTCGTTTTTTGTGTCTGCGCAGTCTAGCTTGCAATGAGTTCTTGCCTACGAGCAAGACTTTCACGCATTTCCTTACGCTCCTTCATGGTGGTTCCACCCCAAATACCGCGCTCCTCGTCCTCTGAGGTGAGTGCGGCTTCTAAGCACTCGATACGCACGGGGCACTGTGAGCACAGTTCGATTGCCAGTCTGGCTTGCGCGGACTGTCCCGCGCCGGGGAACCAAATGTCCGGGTCAGTTTGGGAGCAGATTCCTTGCTGCCGCCATGATTCTTTGCTGTTGGTGATGATGATGTCGTTAACGAACTTGCGCATTGGTCGCATAATGGTGGGCTTTCTGGTTTGGGTTTGGTTTGGTTTACGCGAGTGCAATGTACGTGTAGGAGCCGTCCGGGAACAGGAAGCGCGGCCCGTCCGGGTAGGAGACGGGAATATCAGCGGGGTCAGACCATTGGGAGACGGCCCACCCGTGCTCTCGGGCTTCTTCCCGGTGGGTTTCCACGTACCCGTGGCACCCGGTGGTGCCGCTTCCGCATAGGACGATGAGGTTCACAGGACTGTTGATTTCTTCGTCTTTCGTGCCGCCCATTCCGCGCGCTTTACGGTGCTGGATAGAGGACTGAATGTACGTGATGTCTTTCCCGCACCGTGCGCACCGCCACCCGTCACGGTTGTAAACCAACATGCGGGTTTCAGGGCTGGGGCCTGTGCTTCTAGGGGGCTTGCGTGAGGTCATGGTCAGTACAGTCCTTCCATGTCGCCAACCGAATCGAGAGCTTCTTCAAGTTCGTCGGCTTCTTGCCTGCGGGTTTCTTCAATCTCGGCTTCGTCTCGCCTGCGGGCTTCTTCGAGATCGCTTCCTGCGGTGCCCAAGCGTTCGCGGACGTTGATGAGCATACGGCGTACCGTGTCGTCGTCAAGCGACGCAACGTTCACGGGATGGGCGAACCCAAAGTCGGCGTAGAGGTTTTCGGTTTCAAGGTAGTCAAAGCTCGTTTCAATGAGCCGTGAGAGTTCGCACTGGGCTGCGCTTAAAAGCGGGGGGCGCGCGGGAGCCTTGGGCTGCGCTGCGGGCTGCTGTGCGGGTTGCATGGCTGAGCCAGCGGGGGGAGGGGTAGGCATGTTGCGCGGCGGCTGCTGCGCGTATCCCTGAGCGGGGGCAGGCGCATTATCCTGCTTCACGGGGACGTTCTGAATGTGAGAACGCTGCTTCTCCATCTCCCTGAGCAAGGCACTTGCTTCACTGGGGCGCATCGTCTCATACGTGCGAGACGGGGCAATGCACTTCTTAATGAGTGCGCGCTTAGCGCCGGGGGACATGTCGGACATTGCTGCGGAGAGCGCTTCGATTTCAACCTTAATGTCCACGGTTTCAGCCATGTTGCGCTCATGCTCGTAGGAGACAAGAGCGGGGAGAATTTCTGCCGTGAGTTCTTCCGTGGTGCGGGTCTGTAAGCCGTCGAGCGTGAACCCGGTGATGTTTTGGAGGGCTTCGTCGTCTAACTGTAGGTAGTCGAGTTCGGCTTTCACGGGAGCGTAGGCGCGCTCGAACTGTGTCTCATGGTCGATGGAGAGTTCTTCACTGGTGTAAATGAGGCCGTTCAGCACGTCGGCTGCGTGGCGGCGGCATACTTCAGCGATAGCGCGGTTGGTGAGCATGGTCTGCGGGTGCTGTGTCCAGAACGTACTGGACTCCCATAGGTGGGCGCGGCGGGCGCGCTGCTCGTCCCACGTGGCCGTGTAGGTTTCTTTCTTGCTTCCTGAAGCTGCGGGGCGCGTCAAGGTCACTGTAGCCGTGTTGGTTGCTTCGTCGTAGGTTTCAGTGAGCGTGAACCCGTGTTTGAGAACTACTGCGGTCATTGTGTTCACGCTGATGGTGGGCTTTACTTCGCCCGAGGACGTGGGGATTAAGTGGATACCGTTGATGACTGTGGAGAGGTTAGTGAGTCCGGCTGCTTCGCCCATCTCCATTGCGAAAAGAATTGCGCCTGAATTGTGGCGGTATGCGGAGGGGAGGACTGTGTTAGTGTCTGCGAGTTCTCGCGCGTACATGATGCGCTGGTCGAAAGTGAGCTGCGAAAAGTCCATTGTCCTAGTCCTAGTGGTTGTGTTGGTTTGGTGACTGGTGTTTGGGGCCGTGTGGACTCGTTTGGTTTGGGACGGGTCCACACGGCCCGAGAGGTTACTTGACGGGCAGTTCGTCGTCGCCCATCTTCAGGGTGTCGAGGAGCTTCTTGACGGTGATCGTGCCGTCGAGTGCGTGGGCGCGCTGTTCTTCGGCGAGGGAGACGCGGAGGGTGCCGCGCATAGCTTCCTCAGTCTTAACGGACACGCCATCGGGCAGTTCTCCGCCTTCACGTTCGATGATCGAATCGAGTTCACGGTATGCCTTAGACGCGGCAGGGAACGTGACGGTCATTACTGCGCCGTGGTCGTAGATGCCGTGTTCCTCGCACCATGTGGCGAACGCCGCCGCGTCGTCAATCTTGTAGGCACTTCCGGGGCGCACCCACGTGATCGTGCCGGAGGTGCCCATGCCGTCAGCGGCAACCTTGAAGCCACCCTTCTGCTTGGCACCCGCGAAACGCTCGTCGAGGTGGTCGAGGATGTATCCACCGGCCTTAGCTCGTGCGTTCTTTACGGCCTTTTCGAGGACGCTACACATAATGAGAATCAGGGGGGCAAGCGCGTCCCACTTCTTAGAGGGACGGAGCTTCTTCACATCGGCCATGATGATGTTTCCTTTCGATTGAACCGATACAGGTAAACGTATGGGTGTGGGGGAGGTTGGGAGCTAGTTCTTGCCGCCGCGTCGTACTGCGTGGGCTTCGGTCTTGTAAGCCTGAGCTTTCTTGCGGGCAATTGCGATCATGTGTCGCGCTTTTTCTCGCTCGTAGCGTTCTTGTGCTTTGGTTTGCGTGGTGGTCATTGGTTTGGTCTTTCGGTTTTTATTGGTGGCGTTGCAACCACCCTTATAGTGTACCTAAATTATGCGACTATGGCTAGTCGGTCAGGCCGCATTTTTGGAGCGTGTCAGCCAAGGCTTTCTTCTCAGCACTCGTCACGCTCAGCCCATACTTGGCTTTCACTGCGACCTGCCTAGAGGCGTATGTGCAAGCGAACGCCTCGTTGGGGGGCATCCATTGGCTTGCGTCCTTGGAGCCTTTAGCTTGGTTGTCGCTGCCGTTTACTGCGAGCAGGTTCTCGGGGTCGTTTGCGAGGGCTTCGCGCTGGTCTTGGGTGAGCTTGTCAGCGCCACTACGCCATGCGTTCTCTAGAGCAACAACATGGTCGATTTGGACCTTGGAAGCGTTCTTCTTGGAGAAAACGATTTGGGTGCCCGAGTAGGGGTCTGCGAGGCTACCGGAAACGATGACACATTTATTTGCTTTCTTCGCTTCGTCTGTCCGGTAGGAGATGTTGGTCAGGTCGCGGGCGAGAATGTCATTGCGAGTGTCACACCCGTTGTGGTCTACGTCTTTCCATGCGGGGCCAAAGTCGGCTACGCGGTCGTATTTCCCGTTGGGCTTGGGGTTGTCTACGACTTTGAGCGAGTCGAGGGTTGCAAGTGTCCCGCCCTGTGCGGGGGTCGCTTGGATACTGACCGTACTGGTCGGGTTTGCCGTGGGGGTAGGCGAGTGGTGTTCCACTCCGATAGCCCAAAAGATGGCTAGGACGATGATGGCTGCGAGAGTGAAAACAAGCATTGCTTTCACATTGGACGCGGCAGGGCTTTTCTTTTTGCGCATTGTGTACGCTCCTATGTGGTTGTTGGTTTGGTTTGGTGCCTTCACTCTAACAACGCCTGCCGTCGTTTGCGTCCAGTTTTAAGCGGGGTTTTTGTCTGATATTTCATCCATGTGACATGCAGCATGTTCCCAAGGACAGTCCATACTCTGAACGCATGGTCCCACCACTCGAACTGGAAAAATCTCCCCTCGACTTCCTCTCCCACACGTGCGCCACCCTCTCTGGCGACAGTGACACACTCATCCACTCTGATGATGAGTCCAGCCCAGAATGGCTGTGGCTACGCCTCATCAACGCCTCGCCCTCCCCGGTCGGGCGGACAGACTTCGCGCCCATGCTCATACAACAGCTCTGCGATGCTCCCACAGGTAATCCGCTTGGCTTCTACCGCGTCCGTATCCACGGCGGGTCCGTGTACTTCACGTGCGACACCACCAAGGGAGAAAGCGTCCCACGTCGCGCGACGGCTGCTATCCGCAAAATGGTGGAAGCCGTAGACAAGGGACTCCCGAATCCTTTTTGGCCCACTGAGTGGGACCACCTTCTCACTCGCGGGGGAATAACGTTCACCCCGTGGGGAGAATGCGTGCCACGCATGACACAAACATGGGAAGAAGCCACGCAAGACATGACACGGTGTGCCTAAAAGGTACATTTTTGGCCAGGTGTGCTATTCTTGCGTTTAGTGGACGTCCCCCGTCCGCTTACACTGGTCTTTATGCCTAGTGGAACATTGTGATGTGATTGGACTAGAAACGAGGCCGTGACGCTTTCCTGTTGTCGTCATGGCCTCGTTTCTTTATGCCGTTGCAAACTAGTTTGTTCTAGTTTGCATGGCCTCGTTGCCGAGGTCAGCTCCAAGTCTCACGCCACCAGTGGGTGGCTGCTTGGTTCGCGTTTCATTGGGGTCTGCGTTGCCCGACACGATGTGTCGGCCCGTCTTGCGTCCCCTCCGCGCGCGTTTAAGGTCTCCGGGGCACTCCCGGCGACCATAAGGTTAATGGCCGCGTTCAAGTCACGGTCAATCTCAAAACCGCACGTATCACAGTGGAACACGCGCTCAGACAGGGACAGTTTGGCTTTCACTGCCCCACAAGAAGAGCACGCTTTACTGCTCGGATACCAACGGTCAATGACATGCAGCCGCGCGCCACTACGCGCGGTCTTGTACTCCAACTGGCGGCGGAACTCACTAAAACCCGCGTCCAACACATGCTTAGCGAGCCGCCTATTGTGACTCATGCCTTGCACGTTCAAGTCCTCAATGCTGATGTCCGTGTAGTTGCGTGCAAGCCACGCGGTGATCTTCCCGATAGTGTCCGCACGCTGGTAAGCGACATGAGCGTGAACGGCTTGAACTCGTTTTAATGCCTTATTCCACCGGTTCGAGCCGCGCCCACCATTACCGTCACGATCACGGCGACTCAACGTTTGCTGAGCGCGACGCAGTTTCTGTTGAGCGCGCACATAATTACGTGGGTTAGGGAACACCGTCCCGTCCGATAAAGTGGCAAGCGTTTTCACGCCTAAATCCACGCCAACCGGACGAATGCCCGACTGTTTCCCGGAGGCTGAGGGAACATGCTCGTCTGGGAGCCTGACAGTCAGGGCTGCGAACCATGCGCCCGCGTGGCGGCTCACGGTCACTCGCACGACGCGCCCACGCACACGTTTAGCGATGTTCTCCATGCAATGCAGGCGGCCAATACGCGGTAACCGTAATGCTTTCGGGTCCCCGTCAATAAGATTAAAACCAGTCGTGTAAGCAAAACGTGGGACGCTGGAACGCTTAGCTTTATATTTCGGCCACCCGACTTTACGGCCCGCGCGCTTGCCTTTCTTACTATCCGACCAGTTCTTCAACGCTTGTGCCAGCCACTCGAACGCACTGTTGTACGCCTCTTTACTGTTCTCACGCCACCACGGAGCGAGGTCGTTTTTGTGGTCGTTCCACCAGCGGCGCATCGCGTACATCGTCCAGTCTGGGGCTTCACCCGAGGCGAGTTGATCTTGGACGTGGTTAAGCATGAGGTTGTATGCGAAACGCGCTGCGCCAGTGTGAGACTCTAAGAGTCGCGCTTGGCGTGGCGTGGGGTCAAGACGAACCTTAACAGCCTCAAACAAGGCCACGGCGTATCAGTTCCATTGCTTTTTCCACGTCGTCTGTGACGATGACGCGCCGACCTTGCGCACGCAGCGCGCTTTCTACGAGGTTCATGTTCGTTCGAGCGAACCGGTCTCGATGCTCAACGATTATCGTCCCCACGGTCGGGTCTGCGAGTAGCTTGTTGAGTTTCTTTCGTCGCGTCCCGTTCGTGCCTGAACCGATCTCGGTGACAATCTCGGGCGCGTCTACGCCGATGCTGAACGCGAACGCTTTCAACCGTTCGACTTGCTGTTGTAGGTCGTTTTTCTGGTCGCTACTGGATACGCGGGCGTAGCAGACAGTGCGCGTCCCCGCCGCGCGGGGTTGCGTGGTTTCGTATTTCGGGTCGTGGATGAGCCACGCGCCGGTTGGGGTTTGTTCTGCGGGGACAGGCATTGTGCCTTCACGGCACCATTTCCATACGGTTTGCGGGTGAAGGCCCTCACGTTCAGCCCATTCTCTTACTAGCATGAGACTTACGATATCATATAGTCACTTACGTAAACCATCTAACATGACAACAGATGAACGCCCATTAGTTCTAGGCTTTCACGGCTTCGTAGTATTCCTCAATCACGGCCTGTAAAAGATCGTTGTAGAACTTCTTATCGGTGGGGTGGAACAGTTCGTATTGTTTCCCGTCCGCACTGCGGCCCGTGGGCATTCTCAGGGAGTATCCGCCTGCGGTGAGTACGAGGCGAACGCCGGTGAGGAGCATGATTCCACTGACGTACACGCACGCTTCGCATAGGTAGTCACTGGGGTCGGGGCTGACGTGGGCGATTTTGACTCGTTCGATAGCTTCGCTCATAGGTTGAGTCGCCCCTTGCTCCACCGGACGCGACCGAGTTTGATTTCCTTCTCAATGGCCCTACGGGGGAAGAACTGCTCGGCTTCTTGGATGGTCGCTCCGGGATGTTCCTCTAGGAACGCTCTGAGCGTCGTAGGGGCCGTGTACACGCTCTCAGTGACCTTCCGGGCTTCTGGGCGTTCTACGGGCTTCCTAGCGGGCATGTGAGGCTCTGTGGAGGCTTTACGTGCCACCTGCTCTACCTCGCGCGGCTGGATAGCTGGACGCGGCTTCGACGCTTCCGCCACAAGCTCATCTTCCGACAGTTCCCCAAGGAGCATTGTCAGCATGTCAGGAGTCAACAACTGTTCTTCTTGAGCCAGACGCAACGGCTTAAGGTACTTACTGCGATCAGCGGGGGTAATGCGACGCGGGTGGGAGAGAAAACTGAACCCTTGGGCGCGTTCCTTCGCCTCGAACTCAGCGAAAAACGCTGCTTTCACTTCGTCGTAGTTCCATGTGCCGATCACGCGGCCCAGATGATACGGGCCTTGAAGATCGTTCAAGCGTTTACCCACCGTAGGGTCGAGTTCAAGATTCATTGCAGGAGTCCCCAAATGCTAGACGAGTCCAGTTTTTCTGCGTCCGAGGCGCTGATCGCTGCCTCTTCCGTGGTCTCAGTGGTTTCTTCGACCAACAGGTCATCTTCTTCTTCCTCATCGTCGTCTGCCATGTCGTAGAACGTTGGCACGGTCATCGGCTGGTTGGAAGCAGGCTCAAAGCCGAGCTTTTCCCAGTAGGAGGAAATGTAGTCTGAGATTGCCGTGGTCTCGCTCTGGTCGGCTGCGAGCATCGCGGCTTTAATGAACGTGGGCGCACCGTCTTGAACGAATGGGAACTTCGCTCCCATGTCGCCGGGGTGCGACAAGGCATAGGGGAACTCGCTTGCTGTGCGGATACCCAGTGCGCGTACAACGTCCTCAGCAACGTTCGTCCGCAAGACTGCTGCTGCGCGTATCTGCTTAATAGCGTCCGCCGGGAGGTGAGAGTTCACTGCGCGCTGCGGGGTCACAATGATGTAGATACCGAGCGATGCGAACGTGTTCGTCACCTTCTTGAACAGGGCTTCATACTCAGACAGGTCGCCGCCCATGCCGTCACTGATCGTGGAAAGCTCATCGAACAGCATGTAAATGAACGGTAACTCCACGTCCGGGTTGAGCTTCTTAAAGTCCAGAATGTTCACCTGTCCAGACTCAGCGAACATCTTGGAACGACGGGGAACCTCAACGTTGGCAATGAACCGTAGAGTCTCCAAAATATCGCTCGACGTAAAAGCCTTGCGGCGAATGTGCGGCAGGTTCAACGACGCATAGTCAGAGGCTTCGCCCTTCGCGTCGCAAATAGCGAACTGAATCTCCGTCGGAGGCGCATACGCTGACATCTGGCACACAAGATTCTTCGCGAACACTGACTTACCTGAACGGGTAGGGCCAGCAACAAGAATCGAGTTCAACCCATACAGGGAGCCGTACTGCGGCTTACCCATACTGTCCACGCCGATCACGACAGGGAGCTTGTTCTGCGGGTTGAGAATAAAGTCCCGCACGCCCTTGTCCTGATACAAGTCGCCGGTCGAGAGCATGATTCCACCATCACCCTTGTACAGGTGAATGAACGCCTTGGAGCCGGACTTGAAGCCAACGGCGCGCGCGTTCGGGTGTTCTTCCACGCCTCGCTCGTCGTAGCGGTAGATGTCAGCGAGTTCTTCTGCGAGCTTGTCATGAGACAAACGGGAACCGCGCGACACGGTAAACACGTACATGAACTGGTTTTCTTGCGCGCTCAGCAGCTCAGGCATTGAATCTTCAGGCGTGTTGATCTGCTTCGCTGCGCCGTAAATCATTTCAGCGAACACAGCCCACTGTGACGTGTCCTTCTGGTAGGTCGTCCACGCACTAATCGACGGGTTAATGCGGGGGAGGACGGCTGAGAACTTCTCAAAGAGGAACCCGCGCGTGTACATGCCTTTCATGCCCTCGGGCACGTCGGCTTCGCGGGGGATTCCCGTTGAGACGGGCTGCGCGGGTAGGAGGTCTCCCCAGCCCAAGTCCTCTTCCTCTGCTTCCACCGTGGGAGCGGCTTCTACTACCGGCTCACTGCTGAAAGCAGGCTCAACCGGGGCGGGCTGCGGCAAGGGAGCGGGGGTCTCGACAACAGGCTCGGGGGCGGGACGGTTCTTGCGCGCGCGCAATGTGCTTAGCGAGAACCCGCCAGTGAACAAGAGCGCGCCACACATGGCAGAAAACATGCCGCCCAAGAGGACATACGCGCCAAAAGACAAGACGGGAACAAAGATGCTGAGCAGCGTGAGGAGAGTGCCCGCAACGCACGTGCCCGCCGAGAGCTTGAGCGCACTCAGCCCGGTCTCGGCAACGGTGTCAGCCGTATGGTCCTTGGAAGCCTTCACGGCTTCTTTCGTGAACTGCCATGAGGCTTGACCTGCTGCCATTGCCGCGCGCTCTGCCGTGGACTGTGCGCTCGCGGTCTGGTCTTGCCCAATATGAGCAAAAGACATGCCGCCGGGTTGCCCTAAGCCGCTGGACGCATAGGGGGCGAGCTGAGGGCCGCTGATAGTCCTCTCGGGCATACCCCAATCCAAGTTACTGTCACCCATTCCCGGAGCATACGTCGGCTGGTGCGTGCGCTGCTGGTAGCGTCGCAACGCTTCATCATCATCAGAGTTAAAAGCCACGGTTCACCTCACCAAAAATAGAGACGCAAGAACGGTCACAACAGCGATGAGCACGGCGACCACGTAAAAGCTATTCTTCGTGGACTCGTTCATATCAAGAGACTTCACCCACGAGATCGACAGGATTAAAAACATCGTGATAAGCGTGACTAACATCAGCGCGCCCAATCCTTGTACTGGTCAATGATGTAGGACGCGGGGTCAACACCATCAGAGTCTTTCAGGAGATTGTCGAGGTCCTTGTCGATAGAGACAAGCCACCCGGTGTCTTGCGCGGGGTAACGCTGCACGGTGATATCGAACGACACTTCACGCATGGGCACGTCACTATCGCTCGTCGTGCCGGTCTGAAGATGGTCAATGGACTGCTGGTAAGCGTTCGTCACGTACTGGTAAGCGATCTGCTGGCCTTTAGCGGAGTCAGCCTCGCCCTTCATCGCGTCCTTGAGCTGCGCAAAGAGCTTGTCTTTGTCCTTGAGCCAGAAACTCTTATTGCTCATGTCGATCATCTTTGCGCGCACCGTGTATGACTCTTTATCGCCCGTAAAGTTCGCGCTGCGAGACACGCTCTGCACCTGCAAGGACAGCAAACCGAGACGGTAGCGTTCCCGCTTGTACTGGTCCTTAAAGTCCGACGTTGACGCGGTAGAGGAATCAAAATAGTCCGCGTAAGTTGTCACGACGCTACTACGACGCGAATAGAACTGCGCGGTCGAAAAATCCAGCGTATTCAACGCGCGCATGTACGTGTACACGACCTCATCAGGAGCGGTGTCCTTGTTCCCAAGCGACAGGGGCGTGCCGTCGGTGTCCCAAATGAACCCGTCCTTGGGGGTTCCGTACTTTTCGCGTAGTTTGTCTTGCTGGCGCATGAGAACTTGGTCTACGCCTTCGGGGCCGCTCGACGCGGAAGCATTGCTTTTCGCTGATGCGGACGCTGCGACTTCTGCGCGTACTTTATCGACGTTCGCTTGTGCGCTGCGTGACCTTACGAGACCGTATGTGCCGATCAACAGTGCGATCACTAATGCGACGGCAATGCCCGCCGTGGTGCCCCGGTGGGTTTTCACCCACTGACCTACATTGTTTGGCTTTAGTTTCTCGTCCACTCCCTTAACCTTTCTAGGACCGTCTGAGATTTTTACTCGATGCCATTAAAGAAATCATCAGCACTCGGCTCGCTATCGGCCTTATTTGGCATTGCCGCGTGCTTACCGCGCCCCAAAGCGGAGGGCAGTGTCGGTTCACTTGCGAGAATCTTATCGACTTCGCTTTCCAGAATCGTTGTCTCAAGGTGCGGGCCGTCGTCCACGCTTTGCGAGAGTACGCCGTCGAGGACTGTTTCTTCAGGGTCTCGGCTCGTACCGGTCTTGAACAAGCTGCTCTCGGCAATGTAATCGGGGAGCATGACTTTACCGACCGTGAGGACAGCTTGATTCAGGCAGATGAGGAACGCGCGGTTATACGCACTCGATAGTTCACTGCTGAGACCGTTGTAGGCTTCAGCGGTGTTTGAGCTTGCTGCGATACGTTCAAGTTCACGTTCGATCACGTCTTGACTGAACCCGTTCTCACCACTGGACAGGGCGTGAGCAAGTCCCTTACGGTCCTCACTACTACCCAAGTAACCGATAGCCCACGACTGGATGTTGCCGAGAATATCGAGACCGTTCGCCTTGTCGAGGAACTGGCCCGGCTCGTTGGAAACAATGAGGTTAATGTCGCCCATCTTTCGGCCACCCGTGAGGGCCGTGCCGATAATTTCCTTCGCACCGGGAATACGCGCCCAACGCTGCAATTCTTCCCACACTGTCGCGTTGAACTTGCCAGCGGCTTTACACGCCACAGAGCGAGCGTGGTGAACGACCGCCGTGGACAGGTGCGCGATCTGAACGCTGATGTCGTCCATCGTGTTTGAGGTTCGCGATGCCATACCCAAAGCGACAGACACGAACCGCGCGTCCTTCACGCTCTTGATCGACACTCGGTGGGAGAAGATGTGTCGGCTCGCGCCGTCTGGCTCAAAGAACTCTGCGAGCTGAGCGCGAATGAACGTGAGTGTTTGAGCGAACGCCGGGTCGGTGAGACGGTAGTCGTCACTGTGACCGCCCACGATCATCTCGTGCTGCTGCTTAATGACCGCATACACGTCGAACAGGCTCAACCCTTCACTGCGATGCCACGTGTGCGGTTCAAGGGAGGACACCCCCGCGCGAGAGTAAGTCGTGGACACCGCGCTTTGGAGAATCTGCCGCGCCCACTCGCTCTCGGAGCCGCGCCCGACGAGTGCTGACAGGTATGCGAGCGTGTACTGTGCGGACACGTCGTACATGGACATGTCGTCTGCGATACGGTCCTCAGAAACAGCGATTTCGAGGGGGTCAAAGTACTTCCCGTCATGCCCGCCCATATCGACGATCACGACATCTTCCGGGTTTTGCGCGGCATATAGGGCGGCGATTGGTTCGTATTCGCTGCCTTCAACGTCGTTGACGGTGATGCGGATACGCGGGTCGTTGAGGAACCCGATCAGCCACGTTTTCACGATGTAGGACTTACCGCCACCGGTCTGCGCGATCACGAGAACGTTCTCAGCGCTCATGCCCGAGGCGTGGAAGAGCTTCAGAATCGGGTAGAGCGTGGAAATATCCGTCGCAATGTACATGCCACGGCTACCGATAATGCCTTGGTCGTAGCCAGAGAAACGGGAAATGATCTCATCGGGGAGCGTCATCTTCCCGGTCCTACGACCAATGCCACGCGACGCGGGACGCAACGCGCTTGAAGCCGACAGGAACGACGCGATGTCATCTTCCACGCGGCTAATGTGAAGCCCGCACTCTGCGGCTTCCTTCACGATTGCTTCAAGAGCGCGATCAAAACCTTCCCCACGCGGCCCAGAAAGAGCCATGTAGGACTGGAACGTAAACACGCTGCGCCCGGCTTCGGTTTCTTCCTTGAAGAATCGCGTGCTGTGTGCGCGGCGGAGCTTACGGGCAACGTCTTGGGCTTCCTTCTCGGGAAGATTGTTCGTAGACGTTGGCATGTCTACTTTCCCGCTGAGGAGGTTGTCGCTCTGCGTGAGGAGGTTCTTCAGCTTGCCTTTAGTCCAGTCCGCGTCAAACGGCGTGGCGGTCGTGAAGAACGCGAGCGTGTACTGCGAGGAACCGAGACGCGCACGGAGCCTGCTGCGCATGAACAGGGGCACCTCATGGTCGTATGCGTCAATCGTGTAGAAAACGGTGACGTTTTGGGGGCCGGACATGAGAGCAAGATCGTCCGTGTACAAGGAGTGGTTGCGTGCGGGGAAACGCCCGGAAATATTACGGTTCGTCGAGCGTTGAATCATCCACTGCCAGAGCTTCCAAAACGGGATTTCTTGGACTTTCTTACGGCGCTTAGGGGTTTTGGTTGGCATGGTTAGTCTTTCTGGTGGTGGAGTGAAGCAGCGTCAATGAGCCTGTACAGGTCGGTCCATTTCGCGTATGCGACGCGACGCAATTGTTCGTTCGCCGGGTATTCGACGAGGGCGGGGACTGACAGGAGGAGGGTAGGGGCTGCGCCCACGGACGTGAATGTGCGGGATTTGTCGAGTTTCGCGAGCCGGTTTGCGGTTCCTTCGCTTTCTAGCGCGTACAGGACCTTGCGGCGGTGTGGGCCGACGTGTTCAACGACATGCCAGTTCGCGTGGGTCGTGTAGTCCACGATGATAGCCGCGTCGAACGCGGTGGATGCGAGGAGCATGTCGTTAATGACGTTGCTTGTCGGGTGCTGGGTGAATACGACGCGGGCCGCGAGTTCGGGGGCTGCGACTTCGGTTTCCGGCGTAACCCACGCATAGTTTTTGTACAGGGCCTTGTACGTGATTCCGGGAGGCATGACGAAAATGAGCCTGCATCGCACGTGTTCAGCGGACTCTAGGTAGTTCTGGAAGCCCATCATGAATGACTTGAGGTACTTCATGGAGCCGAGAACTTTCACGCGGTACAGGGTTTTCGCGCCCGAGTACTCAACGCGGGGGAATACCTTCACAGACACGGAAGAGTCCGCTGCGCGACCGGTTTTCGTTCGCTTCGCGCTCTGCCTCAGAACAGCGTTTTCTTTTGAGAAGCGCGCGTATCCGGCTGCGAGTTCAAGAACAGCGTCTAACGCTGCGGTTCCGTCCACGGTTTGAGTGTCGTCGAGTTTCTTGTATTCGCTGATGAGGGTTTGGGCTGCGCGTGACAGGTGGGGGGCGATGTCTGTAGCGGCGTTGAGGACGCTGATAGCGCCGTCTGCGGGGCTTTCGTTACCAAACAGTGTGATTGCTTCAAGGAACCCGTTAAGAGCGTCCTCAGTGTCCATGTAGGAGCCGTTAGTGACGATTCCTCCACACGTGGACACGGCGATACGCACCAACGGTGACGGAGTATCCGACGGGTAGATGATCGTCGCGTTGGGGGCTTCTTTATGCGCGTCGCGCACGAACTGGGCGATGGTTACGGGAGCGTCGTCACTGTGGTGGATAACAAGAGCGTCCAATGACAGGGAACCCAAGGCGCGTCGCGCGTCCTCAATGTTCGCATACGTCACCCATGAGGGGAACCCTCTCGCGGGGGCTGTGTTTGAGATGAGCATTTTCATGCCGATACCTCGGTGGGTTGTGCGAGGAAGCGGAGCTGGCGGAACATCGGGTCGCGGTTCCACACGAACTTTTGTCCGAGGCGCGTAGCGTTCATTGCGAGTTCTTCGCTTGGCTCACCCGCATACAGCCAGCCGTTAGAGGCGACGATTTCTTGGAGGTCGTCGTCAAAGCGCTCGCGTGACACGAAATTGTTCAGCATCGTGGCGATTGCTTTAACTCGCGGGGAAGCATCAAGGAACGCGGTTCCGCTCACCCAGTGGATAGACGCGGGGAACGCTTTAGAGATCGCTTTGATCTGCGCCGCGTAATCGTTGTCTCCACTGAGGAACACGGGAATGATCGTGTAGTCGAAACGGGGGATAAGCCCGCTGATTTCATCAAGACCACCGGGGGTGAGTGTTTCTCCCGCGTTGGGGCTGGTCACATACAGGGTTTGTGTCTGCTGGTATGGGGTGCTGATGGGGAGTGAGCGGTGGAACTCGGTGTAAAAGTCCGGGTTGCTCGTCACGTGGGACAGGAATGCTTCATTGTTGACGGTACTGGCAATGAGCGTGCTGTAACCGCGCTGCGAGTAGTAGTCAGCGAGAGTGCGCGTGTAGGTGAAGAGCCGGTTCGGTGTGGAGCCGATGATGATGTTGACGCGCGCCCCGGTGTTGAGCACGGGGAACGCCCCGCCTTGGGCTTCAACGTAGGTGGGGAACGCTTCAGACAACGCGGGGAAATCGTTGAGCTTTAGTTGCGGGTATTCGCTCAGTTCCGCACTGTCCTCATCGTCGGAGTCAAAGTACATCGTGTCCGAGTGGGCAACGCCCATTGACGCGAAATCCTGCTCTGCGACCATTGTGGGGGCCGCGTACTGGCGGGTTTCTTCAGGGGCCTGCGACGTGATGGTGGGCAGCTCGTTACTGTACGTCTTGTGTGCGTCTTGGAACTCGACGAACGACAGCGAGCCAGCGTCCTTAAAGAACTGGGGCCACGACAATGCAGTGGACTCCAACGCGCACGCCAACGGATAGGTGATACCTCGAACGAACCCTAGTGCAACCTGCTCGTTCTGCGCGAAACAAATAACGTCGATCTGCTGGACCACGTTTTCACGCTGCGCGTCTGCGAGATACGTATCGAGGAGGCGTAGCTCGCTTGCTGCGATTTCCTTGTTTGCGAGGACAAGAATACGGTCGAAAGACTCGTTCTTGATCGCAATGGTTTCATAGAACTCTTTGATGGTGTGATATGCGGAAAACTCTGCTGCGTCAGCGTTGCCGCGCGCAAAGTTGAGTACCTTTTCGGGCGACATGTCCGCGATGATGCAAATCTTCACTTTGTAACCCTTCCTTGTGAAGTTTCGTCACTGATGTAACGTTTTTGGCCGCTTGCTGTTTCCACGTAAATCGGGTGAATGCTCCCAGAGTAGGAAGCGGAAACGGAGCTGTTGAGAGCGTCTGCGACAGAGAAGTTGTCAATCCCGTAGATCGTTTCGGTGAGCTGACCGAGGAGCGTGCGATCAAGGGGTTGGACGCTCATCCAGTTACCCCGGCTGATGAGGATAGAAGAGAACGCTCGGTAGCCTTCGATGAGGGCTTCTGCGGACGCGCGGGAAGCGTCCATTGATAGACAGAACACGTCACTGGGGGTGCGGGAGGCGCGTTGCTCTTCTTCGAGGTTCGCGATGATCGCGGTCCCGATGTTACGGAAGTCCTCATTGGGGGCTTGTGCGAGGTCGGTGTACATGCGCTCAAAGCGTGGCCGGTCGTCGAGGGTACCCATGAAGTCGATGTGTCGGACGGCGATGTTGCGTTTACCGGCTTCTTGGTATGCATCGGCTAGTCCGTCCCAGTTCGCGCTCACGTCTCTGCCTTGCGTGCGGCCCACGGTCATGCCTTTGTGGGCGAGGAGGTAGATGCCGATTTGCCCGCCAACGAAATAGCAAATGTAGGGAGCGTCGTCGTCGATGCGGTAAATACCCCAGAGTCTACCTTCGGGCATGATGAGGTCTCGTTCGTTCATGCCTTTCCATGCGCGGCGCACGGTGCGTTCGTCGAGGAGGAGGAACCGGCAAGCATAGAGAACAGCGAGGGGAATAACGACGAGGAACAGGGGAACCTTGATGAGCGCGGCCATCGGAACCCACGCGAGGCAGGCGAGGCAGACAACGGCGGTCACAGGCATTGCGATCATTGCTGCGATGCGGCGCTGGTGTTTAGAGTCAGCCATTGTCGTTGCGGGCTGGAACTCTAAGCCGAGGGGGATGCGTAGGGTTTCGTCCCCGGTGCGGGGATGGTAGTCGTACTGGTCTGTGAGGTTGTCGCTCATTCTTATGCTTTCGGTTGATGTGATGGTTCGTTGAGTCTATGTAACATACTAACCTATAGTGTACCTATTTTATAGGAGTATGGCCGGGTGCGTAGCAGTGGGTTTCCTTTGGGGGCTTCGATGCGGGACGGGATGAACTCTGCGCGTAACTATGCACCATATATGCGCTATCCAAGGTCTCGGCCCCGTGCATTTTGAGCCTTTTATGCATCTGCGCCTCCATTCGCGTATAGCTATACGCTTCTAGTGGTCACTCAAACCGGAGATAATGCGTCACCCACTGCGTCAAATACCCCTGCTGGAAGCCAACATCGGAAATATCCTCAGAGTCAGCCGAGGGGCCTTTCTTCACGTGAGCGCCTTGCGTGGAAGCGTGGCTAATCCACCCGTCACCAATGTAGACACCCACGTGGCCGGGGCCGCTGATAATGTCTCCCGGCTTCAGGGAGTTCACGTCACCGTTGAACGGGCGGGACACCGCGCGGAATGTGCCAGACGACGCTGAGAGCTTGCTTGTCACTTGGTCGGCGCTCGACTTGCCGACGATAACGCGGTCTTGGTCAGCGGGAAGCTGCACGGCTTTACCGGAGCCGTCCATCGTCCACCCGCTCATGAGGAGAAGGGCGGACACCCAGCCGGAACAGTCGTAACCGTTTGGCCCGCGAGCGCCCCAGTCGTAGGTGTAGTTTTTCTGGCTGCTTGCCCATTTCGCGTTAGCGGCAATCGCTGAGCCAATCTGATTGGGGGAGGCTGCGACAGCGGGTACGCCTTGCCCACTGGAATACTCTCCGCCTTGGTTCCCGCCCTTCTGGCTGCTCTTTACGCCAGCCGACGTGGAACCAAGCTGTTTGAGTACTTCAGGGTCTTGTGTCAGGAGGAAAACGCTTGTGTTCACTGCGAGGAGCGCTGCCATGACAGCGGCAACGAACGTAAGCCACGAGGCGACAATCAGAGCGTTCAGGGCATCCACGAGGCGCGAAAAGAACCGTAGGAGCTTCCACACGCCCGCACGAGCACTTCGCAGCACGCCGCTAGGGGCTTGCTCGCCCCCAGCCACCAAAGCGACGTTAAACGCCGCTCTGGAAGCTAGGGACGCGCATTTAAGCCCCAGCGACAGGATGAACAATAAGAACGCGATCAGCACGGTTACGCCTTCTTAAAATCAGCGTTCGACTGAATGGTCCTACGACCCTTAGAAATACTCGATTCGATGACCTGCTTCTTTTCCTTCTTCTTCGCCGGGTCGTTCGCACTGTCGCCCTTAAGGGTCTGCTTATTGAAGTCAGCGGCCTTCGTCTTATCGCGAGGCTCTTCCGACTCAGCTTGGACAGCGGTAGCGGCCTTCACGCGGCTAGAAACACCCTGAGCGCCACGAACCGCCGCGCTACCGGCACCACGGCCCGCCGCGACAGCAACGCCAGCGCCAGCCGCCATGCCACCACCGAACGAACGCATACGGCTCATGCCGCTACGTGCCATGTCAGCGAGGCTTGAACCCGCAGCCGCAAGGCTGGAACCAATGACCTTAGCGGACGCGACAATTTCCTTCGTAGACGCGCGTAGCAGGATGAAATAGACGATAGAGATAGCCACGTTCAGCGCAGCGACCGTGAGCAGGAGCAACACCGGGTCACCGACAGCGATACTGCTACCCAACTGGCCGGTCACGCCACTCGCGGGACTACCGATCAGGAGGGAAATAATGCCGACGTGAATGAAACCAATCACGCCGATAGCGAGGATAGGCCGCAACACGTGCTTCCACAGTCCACTTGTTGCCTTCTCGTCACTCACGCGGCACGCAGAGGCCATAGACCGCAAGATCGCCACCAAAACAATCGCGATGATCGCACCGTACTTGAGGAGCGGAACCACGTAGATACTGGTCACGTCCACCGCGAGGAGCATGATAACGGTCGTAATCGACGACTCTTGCATGACCTGTTGGTAGAAGTTCGTATCATTCGACGACAGCAATGCGGGCTTTTGCAGCGAGTTCGCCAGCATCAGGCGCATGTAAGCGTCGAAACTGAAGTTCTTCAACTCATATGCCTGCGGGTAGAGCTGGCTACCGGTCTGAACGCCCAAAACAGTAGCGTCTGAGAACACTTGATTGAACTCGAACGTGGTCATCATCGCGGCAGACGAATTGAGCACGTTGTCTTGGAACGTGTAGTAGTTCAACAGGTCCAAGAACGGGGTCTTAGTGTTCCGCAAGACGCGCATGATGCGAGACTCAACGGGAGTCAGGTCAGACTCGGTAAGACCGTAAGCAGTCATCTCGGAGGGGGAGAACACCATCGGACGCTCAGTCGGGTAGGAAGCGGGGTCCAAGGGGTCTTTCACCGTGTAGGTCACGCCGTTCGCGTAAACCTTCGTCGGGGCCGCGTAACCGGCCTCGTACATTTGGTCTACCCACGGACTGTACATCGCCGCGAGCTGCGAGACGTTCACGTTCTGCCAGTACTTTTGACGGTTCTCGGGATTGTCCTTGTACTCATCGTCGTGGCCCGGCTCGAACGGGAGGTTACTGTAGGTGCGCAGACTGTACTTCTTGTCGTATTCGACAACGACATTGTTAGCGGCCTTCAGGTAAGGAATCGTGTAGGTGAACAGTTCCTTCATACCGAGGTAGTCTTTCAACTCCCCGTTATTGTCGATGGTCGCGTCCGCGTCCTTATCGCCGGACTTGTTGTTGTAGAAGTACCCCTGATCTGGGGCAGACAGCAGCATGTCTTTCCAGCCGTTAGAGGCGTTCGGTGCGGCTGACAGCCCGTGGTCGAAGTTGTACCACGAGAAGTGGTAGTACGGGGACTCGGTGAACAATCCGAACGCGCCGAGACTGTTGTAGTCAGCGTCCGTATATGGCTCGTTGTCCGGGTTGTAGCCAGCGGGGTTTTGTTCCTTGATCTGGTCGCGCGCGCTCTTGCCTTGCGTGTACACGCCGAGGCTGAACTGGTATGCGCCGGTGGGGATACCCACGTTCTGACCATACGTGAGGTTGTCGAGCTTCGATGCGTCACCGATGTGGTCGTTGACGATCTTGGAAGCCATGACGGGCGTGATGTACGACAGGGTGGTGGGGTCACTGTTACCGGAGGGCTTGTTCGCGTATCCAGTGCCCGCGTATGCGGTCAACGTGTCCGGGTACTTGTCGTAAGCGTCCTTCATGCTTTCAGTCCACGTACTCATGTCAGGAGTCTTGTTGTACGCGGCTTTACCGTCACCACGGGTCTTAGAGAGTCCGAGGTACGTGTAGCGGGACTGGTTAGCGATATCCACGTAGGAGCGGTACAGGTACGTCGAGTTCGGGTCACTCAGGAACGTTTCACCGCCGTATGCGCTCTGCGTGGAGGACTTCAACAGGCGAGACAGGGAGTCAGAGGAAGCGACAGCGCGGCTCAGGTCAGAACCGAACTCGACAGCGGTGCGCTTCTTCGGGGACTGCCACTTGAGGAGAATGTTCTCCCCACCACGGTTAGAAATCTCGTTTTCTTTCCCGTCGCTACCGTCACTCACCCAGCCGGACATGTCGGCTGCGTTATTGAACACGGTTTGCAGGTAGTTCCCGTAATCGTCACCGGTAGCGGCCTTGTCGATTTCAGATGAATACGCTTGATGGGTGACGAGCGCCCAGTAGGTGAACTTCTCGCTGAGAACCTTACCGCTGTAAGCGTTCGTCTGGTCGATCACGTAGTTCAACGTGGGGATAGCGCCCGCTGCGACGATGAAGAAAATGATGAAGCTCATGACCGCTCGCCGGATGGAAACCATCTGCACGAGAGCGAACACGCCGAGCATCGCTGCGACGAACACGAGCATGTACGACAAGTATCGGTTGTACAGGGTCACAATCGAGTCAGTCCACGACAAGTCATGCAGGTTCGGCGTGGACACGTAGCCAGCGAAACCGACGTATTTCGTGGTTCCCTGATTCACGCCGATAGTCTGCGTTCCGGTCATGTCCGAGTGCCAGCGGAGCATGAAGCTACCGGCGATCATCGTGAGGAGCTGCGACTTGTAGGCCGTGTGGCTCCAATTCGGAGACAACAGGGCAAGCGAGTAGTCAGTCAAGTTCGCCAGCTTCTCATTCGCTGCGGTCTGCTCATCGACAGTGAGCTTCAAGTTCGACTGCACGGGAGGCAGGTCACTGTTGTACTTCCAACCGAGCTTCTGCAAAGCGCTGGTGTCACCAAACGCTGCGAGCACGTAAGACGAGTAGAGGCTGACAGCGGTCGGCTTAGGCATAGCCGATGCGGTTTGCGTGAGATTCGACGAGGGGTCAAGAACCTTCTCCCACGCGCTAGACACAGCCTTAGAGTCAATGTCCCTAGCCTTCGCGAACGGCTTCCCGTCGCTACCGATAGCGTCTTGATACATGCCGTCAGCGGGGACATCACCCTTGAACGCTTGGATATCGTCGAGGACGATCATCTTGTTCACGGTTTTCACGGGGTCCGAGTTGTTCCCCGGATGCGCGCCAACCCACATGATGTCAGAGGGAGTCGTCGAGGACGCACCAGCGCTGGGGGTGAGGACTTCACCGCCGACGCGCAGCATGGTCATAGTGTTGCGCTTGCCATTAAAAAGGCCGCTAGAAACGTCGTTGAGGCCAGCCTTCTTAAGCTGCTCACCCCAGCCGGTTTTAACTCCGTCCAAGAACGTGTCCCACGAGTCAGCGCCTTGGAAGAACCACTTATCGTTCGGGAAGTTCCATTCGCTTGTCCCGACCTGAACAGTGGAGTGGAACGCGCCGAAAGGCTTGTATGAGGGCGCGTCAATGAGGCTTTCCGTAATGCGCTTTTGCGCGTACTCAAGGTTGAACGTGCTCTGCCCACTCGATGCGCTTCCCAACTGGATAGCTTGGTTTGAGAGCACGAGGTTTTGGAAACTGACGGTGTTGTATGCGCCGCCCGGCTTGGAGATGTTCGAGCCTTCCACCTTCATCCACGTGGAGGGGTTCATGGACGCGGGGATAGCAACCCACGTGTGGTTGGGGCCGCGATACACGAGGTCACCGAACGGGCTGATCGCCATTTTCCCGCTGTATGCGGTGAGCGCCACGGCTTTGCTTGCGTCTTGGAAAGCGCTCTTGACAGCTTCAATGTCAATACTGTCGCTCTGCTGGTCTGCGCCCTTCGTGAAGTCGAGGTCACTCTGGTACAAGTCAACGAGGGAAGAACCATATCCCTGCTTGAGGTTCGCCATAGAGAGCGCCTGATAGAGGGCGATCACGCTGGGGGTGAGGTTCTTACCCGAGGGGTCCCACACGAACGCGGGGATGGTCTTACCGCCAGCGTTGTAGACGAGAGCATTCCACTTTGCCTTGTAAGCGGGGGAGTTCTTAGGAAGCACGGTATCTTCCATGACATCCTCGCCGCCAGCGCCACCGGACACCATAGCGAGGAACGTGCGCCAGTCAGTCGGGTAGTTCTCGGTCGTCCAGTTTGCGTCTGACGCATAGTCTCCGTTCGTGTAAGCGAACTGTAGGTCTGCGCCGCCCTTCCAGACGTTCCCGATCACATAGTTCGCGACGCTTTCCGCCGCGTCCTTACTCATGCCCACAGTGTTCTGTAGGGCAGTGGTCATGTTTTCTTTGGTCTTGTCCTGCTGTTCCTTGTCCTTCTTTTGGATACTGCCGTTGTAGTTGAACTGCGACTGGAACGGGACGTAGAAGTTAGACACGTAAGTGCCGAGAATGCGTAGTTCTTCGGGCTTGAGGTTCGCGACACCGGAGTCAGCGAGGCTCTTATTCTTCGCAAGGTTAATGACCGCTGCGGTACGACTCGACGCGCTACCGCCCGTGGGCGCGTCGTCCGCGAGCGCACCGGGGACGATCACCATTCCCAGTGCGATAACGGTAGCGGTTGTAGCCGTCACGATGCGCACAGCACCCTTACGGGCCATGCGTAGAACATTTTTTGCGGTGATATTCATACGTTATGCCTTTACTGGTTTGAGGTTTGGGGTGGGAAGCCCAGGCTTTGAGCTGTGGGGGGGTAGAACCCCGGAGACAACATTAAACGTTTCTCTGGTTCTCGATGTATTGCTTTATTTTCGACAGTGGTGTGCTGCCGACGGTTGCCACGAAGTAACTGTTCGTCCACAAGGTTGGTAGTCTCCGCTTTAACGAGGGGAACTCTTGCCTGAGAAGCCTACTGCTCCGGCCTTTTATTATTCGCACGAGTTTAGCTATCCCGAGCCGGGGGTCGCAATCGACAAGGAGATGCACGTGGTCGGGCTTGATTTCTAGTTCTAGTACCTCGCTCAAATGCTCTCGACATACGTCATGGATGATTTCTTGAAGGCGTTCGTCCACGGGGCCGGGGTCGCCTTCTATGGGCGGGTTCTGTAGCGACGTGTCATTGCTGGTGAGTACGGGACGGCGGTATTTCGGGCACCATACGACGTGGTAATGGCAGTGGTAAGTGATGTTCTTGCTTGTTTTTACTGCACCCATACGTCAAGTATATAGCAATGTGATGATATACTGCTGGCATGAAGGTGCGATACACATACAGAATCAGACCGGGTGCGCAAGCTCTGTCTGTCCTCATGTCGCACTGGAATAGCGCTAGATACGTGTGGAACGCCTGCGTAGAACGCCACAAGAAACATCAACCGTGGCTGACAAGCAAAGACCTCACCCACATGCGCGCAACCCTTACAAACGCCGAGGGTGAACATTGGCTTCGGGAATCATCCGCCGTCGTCCAACAGGGAGCTATCCGAGACTTCTGGCAAGCGAAATCGAAAAGCCGGAACTTTAAGTCGGCTAAGACTTCGCTCCCGAGCATGAACTACGCCCGAAATGCGTTCTCCCTTAAAGGCGACCCGGCAACAGGTAAACCCGTCCTTGTTCTTGCTGGTGGCGCGCGTATCCCCGTGGTGTGGTCGCGTGAACTGCCTTCCACGCCTTCGAGCGTGCGCGTCTACCGGGACTCTCTCGGCCACTGGTATGCAAGTTTCGTTGTTGAGGTTGATAAGCCTGAGCCGCTACCCGAAACAGGGAAATCTATCGGTATCGACTGGGGTGTATCGCGGGTTGCGACAACCACCGACCCTGCCTACGATCTCCCACACGCTGAGCACGGGCGAAAAGCTGCGTCCGATCTTGCGAGGCTCCAACGGCAGATGTCTCGACGTAGGCCAAAGCCGGGGCAGTCAAGCTCACGTGGATACAAGGAAGCCAAACTCCGGGTAGCGAAGCTCCATAAGAAGATCGCGCGTAGGCGACAGTATGACTCTCGGATGTGGGCGCGCAAGATCGTGCTCGAACACGATGTCATCGCTATTGAAGATTTCCGACCGCGTTTCCTCAGCCAAACGCGCATGGCGCGTAAAGCCGCTGACGCTGCAATAACGGCGGCGAAAAACACTCTTGTCGAGTATGGGCTGCGGGCTGGCCGAGAGGTGGTGATGGTCAAGCCCGCGTACACGACTATGACGTGCAGTAAGTGTCATGCGAGAGCCAAGCAACGCTTACCACTGTCAATGAGAACGTTCGTCTGCCAGTCATGCGGCTATGTCGCTGATAGGGACGTAAACGCTGCGAGGAATGTCCTCGCCACGGCTGGGTTCAACCGTGCTGGTGTTGAGGCGGTCAGACAAGAAACAGGCACCCCCTCGGGGTGCGCTGTCTTGCACGCTGAGCCAGGAATCCCCCGGCTTTAGCCACGGGGAGGAATCAAAACATTCCCATGAAAGCGTCAAACATCTTTAATACCCACCCCATGACGGTCAGGAGGCCGCCGGATACGAGGAGCGCGGTGACGAAGAATGCTGCCATGAGGACGGGGAGGCGTTTCATCGCCCAGTAGGCCATTGGGTTGCGTCCGTTTGCTGCGCCTTCACTGGCCGCGTTGATCGCGGCGCTACTGAATAGTTTCGACCTGATTTTCCCGCCGTTTTCCCGGTAGGACTGTACGCCGGGGAAAGTCAGATAAGCCATGTCGAGGAGTGCTGACAGGTAGATGAGGGCTTCAACGACTAGCGCGATAGCGCCGAGTAGGACTCCGACGGGAGCGAGCCACGGGCGAGCCAGCGTGAGGGCTTGATCTTGGTTGCCGGAGGCTTCTGCTTTAACGGTGTCAATGCTCTTCGTGATCTTCGTGTCTTGCTGCTTGATGAAGTTGTAGAGCTTTGCTTTGCGGGGGGTTGCGAGGCCGCTTTGTGCTGTGGCGTTGAGAGCGGTCTGCATGAACTTTGTTTTGTCAGTGTTCGTGAGCTGGTTGTAGGTCGCGTAGTCGAAACTGACGGTACCGGCTTTAGCGTCGTATTCGAGGATGTTGATGCTGCGCTTTTTCAGCGAGTCGTTACTGATAGAGACGATGCCTTGAATGTTTGCGTCGTTTTGGGCGATAGCGACCACTGATTTCACTGCGTCATCAGCGTGTGCGGGGACGCTGGACATGAGGAAGCCGCCCACCATGAGGAGGAGGGCGAGAATGATGCGGGGGAGTCGTTGCACTCTGGTTTGTGTGTTCATGGGATTTGTGTGGAGCTTTCACCTACATGCGGGTAGCCGCATGGCTTCCCCAGTTTTCCTGTGCCAAAACCGGGGAAGCCATGCGAGGAAAATCAGCCGATACCCTGACCGATTGAAGTAATCACGTCGATTGCCCAAGCGAAGAACTTGGAGAACATTCCGCTGGTCACGCCAGTGACAATGAAGATCACAACGAACGTGGTGATACCCATTTCCTTCACGAGAATCAGGAGGGGGTTCTTGCTGTTCTGGTTGCCCTTCTCGAATGCGCGGGTAGCGAAGTAGCCGACCTTCGACACTGCGGTGCCGACCTTGCCGCCGCTACCAATGAAGCCCGAGAGGACAAGGAGGATAGCGAGGTTCCATACCCACAGGAACGAAACGAGCGCCATGACGAAATACACGAGGGCACCCGAACCGGTTGAGATACCACCGAGGAGCGGGAAGATCGCGTTACGACCGTTCTCCAAGTCAACGGGGTTGTAGGAGCTGTTGATCGCGTTCGTCCACGCGGTTGCCATGCCGGACGTGTTCTTCAACTGGCTAATCCAGTTGGACGCGGTTTCCTTGGTCACGCCGTCGCTCTTAGAAAGCGAGTCATCGTAGCCGCGTGCCTGCGGGTTCGTGTAAACCTCAGTGCGAGCGCGGAGGTCACCGGCGAACTTGGTGCGAGCGTCGCCAGTGAGCCTGCCGAACATGGCTTCGTTGACGTTGCCTTCAGTGTCGATCAGGTCGCTACCGTTAACGGTGCCGCCACCTTCGAGGGCGTACTTGTTGCCCTGAACTTCCTTACTGACCGTAGTGCGAAGAGCCTGGTCGGCCTGATCGGAAGCATCCTTGTTGGCTGCGAACGCGCCAACACTGGTCAGGAGAGTGAGGACAATCGCGAGGATTGTCGTCAGAATCATGGAACGGTAGAGCGCACGAGACTGGTCTCGCCTACTCACCGCAAGAGTCGTAGTCATTTTCGTTTGGTTTCCTTTCCGGTTCAGACCACTAGAGATGGGAGAGCAAAGCCCGCGAGCTTAGCTACAGTCACAATTAAAAGAACTATGTTGATTGCATGTAACGCATTAAAAACGATCTTTGTTTCCCACGTGCCGCCCGTTGAGAAAAATCCGGGCTTTCCCTTTTGTGTTGGAGGGACGTGGGGAATGATCTTGATGCGTTCGGGGAGCACATGCTTACGCAAGATGAACTTGTTGATGAACAAGCCGGTTGCGAACGGTAGTCCTTCTGGTGTGAGTAAATCCAGAATAAGGTGCGCGACGAGACCAAAGCCAATACCCATGAGTATGAGCTGCGTCAAAGCCGAGCTGAGGTTCCCCGTTGTCGGGTCGAGTTTTGACAGGAAATAGAGGATTACCGCTAGTGGGAGTTCACTGTGTGTCTGCCACGAGCGGTGCTTACAGTCGAGGACGCTCACAAGCTGAGCTGCGCGGCTTCCTTTGGGGAATACGCCGCGTAGGGGCTTAGTGGCGTGGAGGACGTGACTGATTGCGCGTGATACCACGTCTTGTGAGGGGAGGGACTGGCCGGAGCGCTGCCCGATGGGCTTGAGTTCGTCCCACAGCCCGCCGGGAGCGTGGTCGAGGTCTGAGGCTGTTGCTCCCCATACTGCAAACGGGTAGAGGCACGCGAGGGAGGCTACGGGGGCTGCTGCGACGAGCGGGGAGCCACTGTAGACGAGGAGCGAGTAGCCTGCGAGGCACGCGGTTACGCCGCCCGCACGGTGTGTTACACCCTGCATGACTCACTCACCGTCCTCTTCTTCGCTGCGGGCCATGTTGTAGCGCTGCCGAATACCCTTGTTAACTTCACAACGGTAGTCGTAGCCTTCCTGCCCATGAACAGCACTGCGGAGGAACCTGAGCGCCCCGTCGTCGGTGATACGAAAGACACCAACACCACGCAAGACGAGCTTCTTCTCAGCTTCTAGGGACTCTAGGCAGGTCTGCGCATAGTAGGAGAGCACCGTTTCAGCCTTGTGGACGTTGTAGCCGTTTTCGCGGGCGAACTGCTTGTACTGGGCCGCGAGAGGCTGACGATGCGCCAGACCATAGTTCGCTGGCCCACAAGACATTTCGACCAGCCCAAGATAAGAAACGGTTTCCCCACCCTTGAGCACCCTATCGAGCGCCCACTGCCTGTAGGTGGTCAACATGTCCTCAACCTGGACGATGGGAACACCCGTTTTCTGGGCTGTTTCCCGCATGTTTAGGTTAATGAAACTCAAAGTAGTTCCCTTGTTTGTACAAGAAACTCAGTAGGGTCGTTTTCGCTTTGCTCGATAATGTAGTTCTGCGTGATTACAGGGTCGTAGAACGCTTCAATCGCATAAGCGAGAACGTCTCGGTCGATACGGATATGCAACGTGTCGCCGGGCTTAATGTTGGCTTCTTGGAAGGTTTTCAGAAGGTCAGCGACGATAGCAGCAGCTTTCTGTGCGTCAGCACTGACCGTGGAGACTCGGAAGAATCGGTCTTTGACATAATCGACAATCCACACGGCTTAGTGTCCAATCGTGACTTCGACGAGGTAGTCAACGAGGTTCGCGAGGACCGCACCAAGGTTAAGACCGAGGTCTTGCACGTAGCTGCCAATCACGAACAGGACGATGACAACAACCGTGGCAATAATCGTCTTAAAACGCTTCCGCGCGTAGATCATTGCCGCACTCTTAGCGGAGCCGTTAGCGCGAGCACCCGGCATTTGCACTTGTCCGCCGGTTTCTGCGAGGTCCACTGCACTGATTGCGTCTGAGGTCACCCACGTAATGCCCTGCTTGCCGCCAGATGATGAGGACATTGGCGCGGGGCCACCCATACCGCCAATACCGCCAACGGGCATGGGTGAACCGCCGGAGGCGTTGTGCCCGCCACCAAGGAACGAGCGCGTAAAGCCAAAGTTGATGTACACGAGGTCGATCATCGTAATGAGCGCGAACGAGCCAAAGACGAGCGCGACGAGCCAGCCAACGACGTAGCTAATCCACCACAGGGTAGCGTTTCCGCCCGCATAACCTTCGTGGAACTTCTGCTTGTCAATCGCCCCGCCCTTCAGGAACTCTAAGTCCTTCTTGTACTTGTCGTCGGTCTTAACAAGCGGGGTACGTGAGGGGTTTGAGCGCAGGTCAACGCTCATAGGGCTGCGGCTCGACTGTGGGGTCGCCTGCTGGGTGGGGGCCTGCGGGGCGGGTGTCGTGTCAGCGTCGCTCGTGTAGTCCACTCGGACAATCCCCGCGTCAACGGGAGTTTGTGCCGCGTAGGACGTTTGAGCGAGACCAACGAACGCTGTTAGGGCAATGCCCGCCGACAGCATGGGAGCTGCCACCTTGTGCATGATGGTTTTCACGGCTGTGCCTTTCGTGGAAGAACTCGGTTACTGGTGAAACGTTTGGTCAGTCAACGTCTGGGAGGGTAATCCCCAAAGTGTTGCGCGTATAGTCAGCGAGCTTATTGGCTGCTTCTTCCGCGAGCGCGCGCCGACGCTCTTCGGGGGTGCGTGCGGAACCAGCCGAGTAGGGGCCGCGTCGAAGAGCGAGAGGAGCGAACTTCGTGCCCTCAAACTCGGGGGCGAGATCGCGCTTCACGCGCATGTTAACTGCGCCCACAGCATCATCGAGGGGGATGCGCTCACAGGTGAGAACGTTGATCTTCGGGTAGGTGGAGCGCACAGACCGGAATCCACTGCCGCGTGCGGGAGCGAGCTTCACGGCGGGGATGCCGCCGCGTTCACGCAACACGACAGACAAGTGCTGTTCTACGCCGATCTCAGGGTTCTGGCCGTCGATAGAGCAACTGATTTCAGGCAGGGACGCAAAGATGATGAGTTCATACAAGGTGAGGTCAAAATCTTCGCCCGCGTTGACGGTGCGCCACTGGTCTTGATTCTCGTAGTCGTACAGGTTGTTGAGGCTGAACGCGCCAGTGGTCCCAAAGTTGGGGACTCGGGGGAGGTCTCGGATTGCGTGGAAGCGGTATCCAACGATGTTGGGTTCTGCTCCGCGTCGCGCGCGTGAGGGGTCCACAAGGAGGGCCTTCAAGTACACGCTGTCAGAGAGTGCGAACTTTTCCATGTCTTAACTTGATGCTTTCTTTCTTACAGGCAGGTGGTGTGCCTGAATTATCGGATAATGGCAATGTTACCGTGCTGGTCTACTCGGTAGGTGACTTCAATGAGGTCCCCGGACTTATAGCCGTCGTATTGGCCCTTGGGGATGACGTAGTTAATCGTTGGCCGATTGCTGTCTGGGACAGACAGGTGGACGGTGAACATGAGGTTCCCGCCGGTTTCCATGATCGACTTTGATACCACGAGGCCCGTAACTGTCTTAGGTTCAGAGAACTGTAGCGAGTCGGGGTCGATGGTGGCCCGGTCGGTCGGGGATGCGGGCTGTGGGGACGTGCTCACGGTCGGAGTTGCCGCCTGCGTAGTGGGGGCCGCTGTAGTGGTTTCTACCGGCTTAGGAGTAGGAGTCGGGGTAGTTGCGGGGGCTTGCGTCGTAGGAGACGCACACTCGGTGACAACAACACTCGGAGTCGCGTCTTGTGTTGCCTGATGGTTCTTCACGGCGACAAAACATGTTGCGAGGAGCGCGCACACTGCGATCACACCCAAGCTCCCAGCGATAACCTTGCCCGGTTCGTTCGGTTGGGACTGGTCTACTGCTGGGGCGGGTTCTGCCGTGGGCTGTGGGGCCTGTGACTGGGGTGCCGCACTGGCCTGCGGGGCTTCTTCCGCGTAGTAGCGGGGCCGGTAGGGTTCATCGTCCTCGCCGTACCCGGCGCGCTCAGCGTAACGCCTGCGACGCATAGGGCTTTCGCGGGGAAAATAGGGTTCGTCCCCGCCAGAGTCGTCGGTATCGTCTGAAAAGCCGGGTTCAGAGAACGTTTCTTCGTCGTCACCGTCGTCAGAGATTCCCGAAACCTTGTTCCAAAAATCGTCATCCATCAGTGGCTCACTTTCACTCGCGTGGCTTGGGTGGGCTTGGGGGTGAGTCGCCCGTATCTACGTTGTTTGCGGCTTTCTTCGAGGTATTCTTCCCACGCTTTGTCGCGTAGCTGCGCTCGCGGGTCGATGCGCGCTTCAGGGGAGAGAACTTCGAGGGCTTCCACGAGTTCTGGGACGCTGCCTTGTTCTTCGGCTGCGATTCCCGGTAGGTCATGTTCGACGAGGCGTGCGACGTATAGTGACGCGGTTTGTTTCTTCAATTCCTCTGGTGTCATGGGGTTAGTCCTTCCTGTATTCGGTGATCGCCATTTGGGTTTGCAAGAATCGAATGACTTGCTCGCTTGTCGTGTAGTCACGGTGAGACAGTGCGATAGCGGCGAGGATGGGCAGGGGGATAGGTCGTTCCCCGGTGGACATTCCTTCCACCCATGCGCTGAACGTGTACTCTTCCCTGCGGTAGTACGCCAAGCTGAGGACTTCCCGGTCTGTGGCATCTTCTAGCGTCGCGCACCTGACTCCACTCTCGATGAGCGCGTTGAGTTGGCCTTGGAGAGACTGGGCAACGATTTCGCGTCGCTTTGAGGACATGAACGCCCACTTCAGCAAGTCGCGTTCTAATGCGAGGACTGGTTCAGCCATGTCCGCCCACGTGAACAACCCGGCGTAGGTTCCTTCCAATACTTGGCCGAGGAGCGCGCTCATGGCTTCGTGGTAGTAGGAGCCGACGGGCGCGGTGGCTCGGGGGACAAACCCGGTTGGGAGTCCAACGAGGCTTCCGCTGTTGCGTTCAAGGAAGTAGAACTCGCCGCGTAGGAGTGCTGTTGCTTCACCGTAGGGGCGTGCTTGAACGTCGAGGACGGCTTCTTGGGCTTTGAGGAGCGCCTGAGTGTCCTTCTTGTCGTTGTGGGCCGCTGCGGGCGTTAGGAGGCGCTTAGAGGCCGTGTCGCTCACCTTGAGGGCCGGGAGCTGGGTGTCAGTAGTTAAGGGACGCATACTGCCTCTCTGTTGCTTCAACGGGCATCGTGTAAACGATGATTCTGTCATCCTCAGACTGAGGGGGAACAGTGACCTGTCGGAACTCGATAGGTAGATCGTCTACCGGTTCCGCGTCACCGCTTTCCCCCGTTAAATCGAGGTCTTTAACGGATACTTCTAAATTGCCAAGTTCTAGTGAAATAGGGCCTAAACTCAGGTTTCCCACGAGGCCCATGTTGACGAACGGGGGTTCTCCAAACAGGTCAGCCGAGGGGAGTGTGGACGCGCGGGCGGGGAACGCTACGAGTTCGCGTCCCCGCGTGGGGTCAATCTGCCAGTAGCCGCCCGTCGTGTACCAGCAGCCCTCTGGGGTGAGGTTACCGAGTTGGAGGTCACGATTTTGGTAGTAGGCTTCCACCCATTTGGTCCACGACTTACCGGTGAGGTTCATCCATTCGACAGAGGCCCGCGTCACCGGGTGGTCGAGGCCCATGTTGTACTCTCCGTCGAGACTGTTCCACATGTCCCACTTGGGGTGGGCGTTCACCCAGTCTTGGAGAGACTGATTGTCTTTACCGATAGTGTCAAAGAACAAGGCTTGGATGTCTGGAATGTCCCACATGGAGTGGAACACGGGCATTCCTTCCCCGAACGTGCGGTTTTCAGTAACCCAGATCAGGTTCGCGTCGTTTTCCGTATAGCGTTTGAGCCTGCTCTTTTCCCCGGCTTCATCTTCGAGGGTTTCAACGAGGAGTTCACGCCAAAAAGCCGCTTCGCAAATGTAGGTGAGAATGTCTTTGTTTTCCCCGTCTATGGGGAACATTTCGTCGAGTGCTGCTCGCGCGGTGAGTCGGAGGTGGCGGGGGTTAAGTGTTGCGGTGCCGTCGAGCTTCCATGCGCAGACGGGCGCTAGGTCATTGAGTGTTTGGTATAGGGCCGCTTCATCCCACGCATAGGGGAGAGCCTGAACGTAATGGGAGTACAAGCGCGTCAACGCGAGCTTGTAACGCCCGATATACGTCAGGGTGCTGATTGTGCGCTTTTCGCGCACCTGCGGGGTAAGCATCGTTTCCTATGGTCTGCGTTATTGGTTTGGTTTGGTATGAGTTGAGGCAGGTACCGGCTGGACTTGCTGGTTGCCGGTACCTGCCTCACTTCGTAGCCTACCATAGGCATGAGCATGGTGTATGCGGTTACATCATGTTTTTATCGTCTAAAACACGATGTTACGCGATGCGCACGCATGTACTTCACGCTCATTCTTCGTCATCACCACGCTTCTTGCGGGCCGCAAGGAGAATCCAACCCGCAACGAGGGCCATCACGCCGAACAATCCGCCCGCGACGATACCGATGTGGCGACCAGTCCAGTTAAGGGCCTGACGGAACCACGAGGCGTTCACGTACACGTCCTTCACGGTGACCTCGCTGACGTTGCCAGCCTGATCGGTTGCCTTGAAGTGGACGTTATGCGCGGATGCGGACTGAGGAATGATGAGCGTGTACGTGTCATCCCCGCTCTTGGTTGCCTTCACGTCCTTACCGTCAAGGGTTGCAATGAGTTCCGTTGCGGTCATGTCACGCAAAGTCACTGTGGCAGTAACCTGAGTCTTACGGTACGAGCCGCCGTCAGTGATTCCACTGACCTGAATCTCAGGCTTCACGCTATCGACAACGAACGAGTAGGACAGGCGCGAGAGCTGGTCTTTGCCGCCCTCGGTTTGGGAGAACACCTGAACCGTGTAGGCACCGTCCTCCTTGAATACGCTCTTGTCCACGTGGTAGTGGTACACGTAATCCCCGTTTTCGCCGCCGGTAACGGTAACGCTCACGGCGTTCTTGGGGACTTCAATGGTCTTACCGTTCAAGGTGACGCGGATTTCGAGCTTGTCATCGCGGAGCTTTTCGACGGTGATTTCACTCAGGTCCACGTCGATAGGGGCCTTCACGTACTTGCCTTGGTAGGACGTTCCTTCAACGTCCACGGTGGAGCCGAAACGGTTCAGAATGAACTGGACTTTAGCGGTGTTACTGTTGCCCGCGAGGTCAGACACGGCTGCGTCCATCGTGTAAAGGTCGTCAGACTTGGCTTCATTGGGAATGGCAGACAAGTCGAGGTGACCGTTAACGACAGGAACCTTGAATGTCGTGCCCTTACGTCCCGTGAGAGTAACCGAGAGGCTACCAAGATCAAGGTTCGTATCCGAGTAGGACAAACGAATCTCAGGGGTCTGGTAGTAAGCGGTACCCTGCGTTACGCCTTCGATAGACAGCTCGGGCTTCGTCGTATCGACAACGAACTCTGGTTCGTTCACCGCGTTCGACTCGTTCCCAGCCTGATCGGAGCTTGTCACGCCGAACGTGTTCACGCCTTCAGGGAATGAAACGGTGGCCGTGTGAATGTTGCCTGCGTGCGACCAGCCGGAGACGAGGCCCGTTCCCGTAAAGCGCGCGAGCGAGGGGTCGAAGTGGTCCTCAGTGATGGTCACTGTCGCACTACGCGGCTGGTTGTAGTAGCGGCCCGAACGCGCGTCGTAAGTGTTCCACGATACTGCGATAACCGGGGGAACCTTATCGACCGTGAACTGCTCAGAGTGGAAGCCCTGCGCCGCGTGTCCAACGGTGTCGGAAGCGTCCAGCGAGAACTCGTAGTCGCGGTTGTCAGCGAACGTCATAGTGTTGGTCCACATGTCCCCGGTCTGGGTCCATGCGCCAAGCTCACCGGCTTGCCCACTGATCTTGAACAGGTCGGGGCTGAAGTTCGCGTCCAGCACCTTGATCGTCGCGTGACGGTCGGTGTTGTACATGTTGTTCGCGTTGTTCACGTCGAACGTGACGTTCATTTCGGGGGCGGTAGCGTCGATAGAGAACTGGACTCGCTTTTCAGCGGAGCCGCCAGCGTTATCTTCTACGCGCACCCACGCTTCCGTGTTCTCGTGGTCGCCGTTCACTTCGAGGGGGATAGTGATGCCGGTGACGAGGTTCTTGTCTGTGCGAGTGACGTGTACTTGCGGGTTGGACACGTGGCCGTCAATGTCTACGGTCGCGTCCCCGAGAGTGTCAGCGCCAATACCCCAAGCGATGTGACGCAAACCGGAGTGTCCTGCGCTCGCTTCGAGGCTTACCTTCACGCTGTCACGGTACAAGCCAAGCCCACTGCGGGTGTGAGTAACCGGCTCAGGGAGGGCAATGTTCACATCGTTAGCGGTGATGGTCGTGTTCCCGTTTTCAGACACGAGACCGTCAGGCTGGGCGACGAGAGACAGGTTGCGCGCCTTGTCGGAGGCCACTGCTGAAACGAATCCCTTGAACCCGTCAGGAATGTCGATAGTGGCACCTTCGGCGGCTTCCACAGTGTGAGTCGTGCCGTCCGAGGAGCGGAGCGTGTAGGTGATCTTGTCTACGCCGGAACCGGTTTCAGTGACGTGCGCTGCGACCTTCATTTTCCCGGTGACAAAGAACCCATAACGGGAGTCAGAGCCGCCGATGGTCTTACCGGGCGCATACGTCGGGTCAGTGATCGTAAACCCAGAAATCACGGGGGCAGTACTGTCGATGGTGACGGTTGCAGTGCTTGTCGAGGTCGCGCCAGCAAGGTTAGTGACATCAAACGTGATCTGGTACGTACCGTCAGGTAGTCCGGCTGCACGCGCGTAATCCAAAGTCACCTGCTTGACGGGGACAGGCTTGTTTTCTTCCGCACTAGGGTTGCCCTCAGCGAGGGTAATACCGTTAACGGACACCTTGAACTTCTTGATGCCCTTCGCGTCACGCATGGTCGCCGTCTTGGGGGCAAAATCCGTGAGGGACTTCGCATACGGGAGGTAACTGTCACTGTCGAGACTGAACGTGGGAGCGTTCGACGAGTAGATGTGCTTGTGGGGCCATCCGAGAATGTCACCAACGTTGAGGCGCTTTTCGCGTCCTACAGCGTCACGGACAGTGACTTCAACGTTGTCCACGTCACCGTTACGGATAGTGAGCGTATTCCCGCTGATAGTGAGGTCTGCGCCCTGATTGTTCACGCCGCTCGCGTCTTTCAGCGTGTACGGCATGGGTGAACCGTCAGTGGGAGTGAACGTCACGCTAATGCCGTGCTTGTTCGTGTACACGCCCCACGGGGTAGGGGTAAACACGTCACTAGAGCTTGTCGTGAGCTTGTAGTCCGACTGTGCGGGCGAGTATGCGAGGTTCGCGCTCCACGAGACAGTGTTTCCCGCACGATCATGCCCGGAGAACGAGAGCACGTGAGCGTGCTTATCTTCCATCATGGACTGGGAGACCTTGAACTTGTACTCGGTTGCGGATGCTCGCTCGGGGGTGAGGGCAACGCCGTCGAGAGTGAATGTCATGTACGCGGGCTTGAGAGCACCGTCGTCGTGGAACTTGAACTCAAGGTCGCCGGTGAGCTGGTCGGTAATGTACTTCACGCCGTCAATTTCGCGTGCGCCAGCAACCTGCGCGGGGAGGTCGAGAACTGGGTTCACCGCGTCCGGTGGAATGACCTGACCTTGAGGGAAGTCGATGCTGGATTCCTTACCCGCGTTGTCGAACGCGCGGACCTTGTAGGAGCCGGGAGCGGTGATCGACAGGCTGGTGACCTTATCAGTGTTGCCGGACAGGTCTACGGTCTGGACAACGTTCCCGTCTTTCAACAGTTCGGCTCGGGCGAGGCCGGATGAGCCGGGGGTTGCCGCGTCATTGACGCGCACAGTCCACGTGACAGCGGAAGTGGAGAGTTCACAATCATCACTGTTGTTGGCTCCGCAACCACTGGCCGAGACGCTGCTGATGGTGGGGGCAATCGTGTCGTACATGTGGCCGATAGCAGTGCTCAGCGTCCACTTGAGGTTCGCTCGCTTGGGGAGACCGCCAGCGGTCGTCGTGGTGTGTACGGCGATGGCCGCTTCATCAAAGTTCTGGGTGGGCGCGTTAGCGAGGTTCACGGTCACCGTATCACCGTCTACGGGCAGCGGGTTCTCGTCCCCGTTGAACGTGACCTTGGACAGTGTTTGCCCTGCGGGGAGCGTGAGTTTGACCTTCAGTGTGGGGGCTTGCGCGTATGCGGTGAGCGGGGCCGCTGGCGCGTCGGGGGTCACGTCGGTGATGGTGCCGCTTACCCCGTTGTCTGTTGCGGTGCGCGCCGCTTCAGGCGTGGAGGGGGCGCTTGCGGGGGCAAGACCGAACGCGGTGGTTGCGGGGAGCGCGGTTGCGGGTAGCGTGGTTGCGACTGTGGCAAAAAGTGCGAGCGCCGCTGTTGTGCGCGTCGAGTACTTCATCATGTCTGGTTTGTCCTTTAGTTTGTTGTGGTCCAACTGGACAGTTCTTCTAGTAGTAATACGCGCTCAAGGGGGTTTTCGGGGGTTATGTGAGCGCTTTCGTCAAGGAAGTTCGTGTGTTCTTCTTCGTTTCCTGCGCCTTGTGGGGCTTCGAGGAATGAGGTGGGGAGTTCTTCGTAGTCGCTTGGGGTCTCCTCTTGCACTGGGATGGGTGTTGGCTTGGGTTCGGGTTGCACCTGCGGTTCGGGCATGGCCTGTACCTGCACGGGCTGGGGTGCGACGGGCGGGAGCGTGGGTTCTACCCGTGGAGGCTCTTGCTGCGGAACAGTGATGACGGGCGGAGGCGTGATGTCACCTGTCATGGGGGCAAGGTTGCCTGTTGTCAGGTGAGGCATTTGCTCACCCGCGCTGCGTGCCGCGAGCCGCGTGTACGTGTCTGTTGCGCTTTGGGTTTGCACCATGCGCGTAATGTCGCTGACTGCATCACGGTAGGTCGCGCCAGAAATGCGCTTACGCATGGCTTTCAGGTCCCAGCGGATACTGAGGAACGCCGCCGTGAACAAGAACGCGAGAGCGAGGAATACGAGGACGAGAGCCGTGATCGTGTAGGTCGTCATTTTTGTTCCCCGTTCTCTTGGAAGAGCGTCGCAATGGTTGCTTTCGTCTTGTCGATCTTCCCCGCGAGTTCTTTAGCGAGTTCTTGGGGGCGACCGGCCTTAAAGCCTTGGTGCTGCGCGAGGTAGGTTTGGGCGCGTTGCACTTGCTTATCCATGTCGTCCTTCGTCACTCCGTCGCTTTTAAGACCATACGGGTTAGACGTGATGGAGTCGAGGACGTAGTTCAAGACCGTGAGCTGAATGACTTCGCTGCTTGAGGACGTGTCGAGGCCCGTGAGGTTATCCCAGTACGTGCGGTACATGCCGGTATCGCCGCCGGTTTGCACGGCTGAGGCGATATCACGGTTGAACGAGGCGAGGTTATACAGGGCGGTTGCCTGCTGCGTGTTGTAGCCACCGTCGATAGCGTCCTTGAACCACGGTGCAGACAAGGTGAGGCCCGACGCGCCGCCGTCCCCCTGATAGAAGAACCAATACGCCTCTCCGATACGGTAAGCGAGTTCCGGGTAGCGCTTGTTCTTCTGAATCTCATTCACGTTATCGCGGACGAGGGGGATGAGAGTGCTTTCGTCTTGCGAGGTGAAAACGCCGTCCCCTTGGATTGCCGCGTCGATAGCGTGGAAATAATTGTCAATGTCGCCGGGCTTAGCTTCAATGGCTTTCGCCCATCCGTCTACGGTTCCAGCTTTCTCGGCGGAAGCAACGAGGGCCGTGTAGGAACTGGATTCCACGCTGTACCCATAGGCGAGGGACGCGCCAGCGCCACCAAAGCACAGTAAGCCAGCCACGGCGAACGCGATGATCGCGCGCACGCGGCTTTTCGCTGCTTTCACGTGCTTTTCGTCGGTCTGCTTGTAGGTCGATAGCGCGGCGACGACTTCCGTCATGGACTGGTAGCGTCGTTCGGGCTGCGTGGCAACGCACCGTGCGATGACGCGCGAGAGCGCGGGGGACACGTTGGGGTTGATGACGCTCGCGTTCACGGGGCCAAGAGGAACACCTTGAGCATCCATCTGCGGGAGACGGCCCGTGAGGAGCACGAACATCGTCATGCCGAACGCATAAATGTCACTACGCGGGTCTAGTGGTGCGCCGGTTGTCCGCTGTTCGGGGGGCGCGTACCCGCGAGTTCCGACCGCTTGGGGGTTCGTGTAGTTGGTGGGGGTGATTTGCTCACTGATACCAAAGTCCAAGAGCTTGATCGCACCGTTGTCGAGCATGACGTTACCGGGTTTGAGATCGCGGTAGATGATCGGCTCGGGCAGTGAGTGTAGGTAGATCAAGATGAGCGCGAGCTGCGTCATTTTGGAGACGACGAAATCTTCGGGGAGTTGCCCGCCGGGAGCGTTTTTTGCGACCTTATCGAGGGAGGTTCCCGCAACAAAGTCCATGAGGACGCTGTACAGCCCACCGGGGGTTTCCGTGTCGTCTTGAACGTCGATGATGTGGGGGATTCCAGCGTGGGAGAGTCCTTGCATGAGCTGGGTTTCAGCTTTCAGACTGTCGAGGACTTTCTGGGCTTGGAGGAGTTGCCGTCCACGGTAGGAGCCGTCGGGGGCTGCGACTTCTTTGAGTGCGACGGGTTTTTGGAGTTTCGTGTCGTAGGCGCGGTAGACGCGGCTGAACGTGCCGTCGTGCATGAGCGCGTCGATCTGGTAGCGCCCATGTAGGAACGTTGTGCCTACTTGTCGTGGCGTGGTCATAGTAGTGCTCCGGCGTTGATGAGGATTGCTGTGATGTTGTCGCTTTCCCCGTTCGCGATGGCCCTTCCTGCGAGGGTTTCAAGGCCGGTTTGCGCGCTGCCGGGGAGATAGTTGTTTTCTCGCTCGAACTCATGCCAGAAGCCGTCTGAACACAGGAGGAAACTGTCGGTAGCGGAGTATTCGCCAACGTAGGTGTCGGGTCGGGCTTTCTCACTGTTGCGGTGTCCGAGGCCGCGCGTGATGCTACTGCGGTATTTCGCGTGAATCTGGGGGGTGATTTCAACGCCGCGTTCACGTAGTTCCGCGAGCTTACTGTGGTCTCGGGTGAGTTGGAGGGCCTGGCTACCTGCTTTAAGCATGTATGCGCGCGAGTCTCCGACGTGAACGATGGTGTAGCGGCCCATGTAAGCACGTAGGACAGTCAGGGTCGTATTCCCGGCTGCTTCGCGCGCTTTCTGGTGCGCGTAGGCGACGGCTTGGACGAGCTGTGCGTCTGTCACGTTCCCGGTTGCTACGAGGTCGAGGAATGTTTGTCCCGCACCGATGGACGCGAGGCGACCGTTGGGGCCTTCACCGCCAACGCCGTCTGCGACGAGCGCGAGGATACCCGTGTGGCCTGCTGCCTCGAACAGTGCTGCCGCGTAGCTGTCTTGGTTTTCTCGCCTACCGTTAACGTTCGTGTAGGTGGAGACAACGTTACTGATGCTCACAGGTCCTCCATGATCTCGAATGGGATATCTCCAAGGAGGAGAGAGTGTACGGGGAGACTGGTTTCCACGGGCACGTTGGGGGAGAGCACGTGTGAGCCGAGTTTCGTTTTGTTCGTGGAGCCAAGGTCGGTGATCGTGATGGTTCCGCGCTGGGGGTTGATGTCGAGGCGCGCGTGGTGGCGGCTGATGACTCGCTTCGCGTCACCGTGTCCGACGGGGATTTCACTGGACGTGGGGGAACGTCCGATGATCGCCGGGTGCGTGGGAACCGGGTAGGTTTCCCCGGTGACGAGGTTGCGGAGCACCCACTGTGAAGTGTCTGCTTCTTCGTCGAGGAACCCGGTGAGTTCGTCTGCGTCGCTGTAGGTGACGGGCGCGGGCTGCGGGGGTGGCATGTGGATGGGCATGTCGGTGGGTGCGGGCATCGCGGGTACCTGCGGGGTGGGGGCTGTTGTCGGTTCCACCACGGGCTGAGGCGCGGGAGGTGCCTGTTCGATGACGGGTTCAGGTACCACGACGGGGGCTTCTTCAACCACGGGCATCATGGGTTGCGGGGGCATGACAGGCTCCGGCTCTACCACAGGCATAGGCTCGGGCTGTGGGGGCATAACAGGTTCCGGCTCGGGTTCCATCACGGGCATAGGAGCGGGCTGCATGGGTTCTTGCGGGGCGGGGCCACCGTAAGCTGCGATGAGGTTCGCCGGAGCGCACGCGGGGAACGTTTGGATGGGCATATCGACAACGAGGTCACTGATGGACGCGGGAGATGGAGCGTCGAGGAGGGGCTTGCGCTTATTGCGCGCAAGATACTTCGTGATGCTGTCCCACTGGGCTGCGATGTCTTTGGAAATGAAGTCCCACAGGTCGAATCCTGTGTTCGCGCCGGGGTTGACGACAACCCACACGTGGCCTTCACTGTTGGCTGCGAAACCTACTGCGTCACGCCAGTTCCCGCCTTCCTTACGGAAAGCGTTCCATGCTGCGACGACACTGTTCAGTGCGTCGGGTGTGGGGCACCCGTTGATGGGGGTGAGGCCAATGTTTCGCGCGTCTTTGGCGAGTACTGCGGTGTTGATGGGAGCGTTCATCGGTTAGTCCTTTTCCGTGGGGACGACGGTGAGGAGCTTTTCAGGGTCGATGTCCGACTCTCGGTAATACCAATGCCCGCCGGGGGACTGATACGCGGTGAGTTTTCCTTGTCGAGTCCAGTTTTTAAGCGTTTCCCGACTGATTCCTAGTTTTTCGGCTGCTTCCGCGACGGTAAGCAAGCCCTCAAAAAGTTGTGCCATACCCGCAATGTTAGCAACACATGGTGGTGTTTTGCGGTTTTTGCAGTTTTAGGCGACGGCGAGTGTTTTCGTAAGGTGTTCGGCTACGAGAATGTTTGCTTCCGCTCCCACGCGGCGAGGAGACATAGAGGGGTTAGCGGAGCGGACTTGCTCATAGAACATGTCGAACAGTCGGCTGCGTTCACGCGATTCCGCGTCCTCTTCGGCATTGAGCATGGCTTCTACGGCAGCGTTTTGCTTGCTGCGAATCTCTTCTGCCTCTTTGCGGGCTGCTTCCTGCTGTTGGGCGGGCGACACGTTGGGGTTGATCTTGTTTTCCATGCGGAACCGGAGGAAAGCGAACATGTTATGTACGTTGGACGGCATACCCTCGCTGAGGATTGACGCGATTTCTACGTGCATCCACCCGATGTTGAGGCGAGCTTGGACAAGCTGGTACATGTCCTCAATCTGAGTGTCATTCCATGCTTCTACGCCCACGCCTTGAGGCATACACGAGGCGACGATCTCACGCTTAGAACGCCCATTACGGGCACGGGCCTGCATCGCTGCTTCCGCTTTGAGGACACGTTCACGCTTACGAGCATTCATGCGCTTCTCACGCTTACGGGCGCGGGCTTCCTTAATCGCTGCACGCTCTTCGCTAGTGGAGCGAACGTAGGCAACCGCGTCACGGACAGTGGAAGCAACCTGCTCGATGGGGGACTTGATCTCTTCCTCGGGAAGTGCAATAAGTTCAACGATGTCGGGAGCGCCGGGCTTCCAGTTGTTCGCGTTTTTGATTGCTGGCCTAGTGGAACCGTCGTAGCGCACTCCCGCGTCCCACTGGGCGACGGTAGGGATATGGCTCGTGATGACATCAGACGTGCGGTGCTTAACGTTGTTGCGGTCCACTAGGTACCGGGGCTGTTGGTGCATGAGACCTAGAGACGAAAGAAGGTGAAGGCCGCGAGAAACTGTCTTAACTGAGCATGACAGGTGTTGAGCGATGGTTTCTTGCTTGTACCAAAGCTGCTGCGTTTCTTCCCCAGCGTGCTTAGCGACGAACTCTAAGAGTTCAGTGAATTGAGGGGACAGTCCGATATGTTGAGCCAGTTCGCGCGCGTTGATGAGCTGCTGCAAGCACATAATAAAAACACCTCACGTTATTTGAGTTAGTTTTCTTTCGTGCTCCACAGGCTATAGCCAGCTTCACCGGTTGTCAAACATGGGGAGAACTTTTAAGGCCCGGCTGGAATGAACCAACCGGGCCTTACGAAAAAAAACCACCTCAAGTGAGGTAAGAAAATAATGTCACACCCCAGCCGTGTTTACAACTGTTACCGCGCGATTTACGGCTAAGAGTTTCCTGCAATCTCCCACAACACAACCTTGATGCGTATTGCTGCCTGTCCACTAGCCCATAGGGCAATTGAGAAAATTGTTTTCCCCCGCCGATAGGCGGTAGGCATGTCAGCCGCGCTGCGTCCACATGGGGGGTAGGGGGGTATTCAAGTATATTCATTACTTATTCTCATAGGTATATATACCGGACAAAATGCGCCTTCTCCTATACCGGACAACCTATACCGGACAATGGGCGCTTCCTTCGCTTCCTATACCGGACAAGCCTATAAGTATTACCTTTCTAGTCACCTCTGTAGCTTGTAGCAGATTAGGAAAAACTCTTACAAGTAGCTACACCGCGTTCTCATCGCTCAATGCGTGAACGGGCATCGAGATAAAAAGAACCGCCCGGCACGAAAACATCTTGAAAATAGCGCGCTAATATGCTTCGCTTCTATATAGCGGCTGTAGTTCAGTTGGTAGAGCACCCGGATATGGACCGGGAGGTCGCGGGTTCGAGTCCCGCCATCCGCTCTGATGAAAGTCTCAAAGCCTTTGGTTTTGAGACTTTTTATATAGCTACAGCAAAACCTACGTGGACATTTCTGTAGCTGTAGCAGCGGAGAATAAAAAGTAGCGGCACCCCGAGTAATATCGGAGCGCCGCCACAAAAAGTTTCACCTGACCTAGAGTCTATCTCACTGTGGGCCGCGTGTAAACCGTAACTGGCTTTAGCTGGCTGGGCTGTCTTTGGGAGAGCGTTCTGGTGGCATAGCCTCAAGCATGGCTGCGGTGATTTTCCCAAGGCCGGTTACTTTCCATTTCCCGCCGTGCTTGTGGGATGTTCTGTCTCGTTCGATGACTTTAAGTTCCTCAAGTCGGGCGAGGCTTTTTATCACTTCGCTTCTGCTGCATCCAAGACCTTTTGCGATGTCGCTTACGGAAAGAGAACTGTGCTTTTTGCGTGTTTTTTGGGGCATGGCATTTTTCTTTTCGGTTGTGGTGTTTTAAGCGTATCCGCGTTGGTTTCGTGTCAGCTCGTAGGAGCGTGTGCGTCTGCTGATAATCCGAGGAAGGTGCGCCTCGTTAAACCGGAACAAGGAATAGTGTTGACCACCCCGATAACAGGTAGTATCATGAGCATATGAGCCGAAAACTAAACCACACTAACCAGCAAATTAAAGCGTGGGTTATCGCCTACTACAAGGCCCACGGATACTGGCCCGCTCAGCTTGAAACGCGCGTCGCACTCCGTTGCTCCTCTGACCGTGCTGCCATTGCGATCAGGGAAGCTAAAAACGACTTAGCTAACGGGCTGGAACAAACACTCGCTAAAGCCCTCGCCGCATACGCCGGGTTTCCGAGCCTAGAGGACGCTCTCACGCACATCGGGGCGTTGAACGAGAAACCGGTAAGCGGCCTTAAGAAAAATGACCTACGCGCCTTAGTCACTATCCTCACCGGCAGTGTCCCAAGTAATCGCCTCACTAGCGGGGACCTACGCGATACGGTTCGCCACCACAACCAAACCAACACCGACACGGAAGAGGAGTAAGCCGATGTCCGCAGCCACTTTCCTCAGTCCATCGCTACCAGTAGTGCTTACTCTCATTACTGTGCCCGCAGTTCTATGGGTGATTGCATTCGCTTCCAAGGTGGCGACCAAGCGCCTAGCTAAAGAAGAAGGAGGCCCCTCTGGGGTTGAGATGAGTCTTTATTGGCTCCGCACTCTCACTAGCGGACTAGCGACCGTATTCGCAATACCTCTACTGCCCTACCTTTTCTTCATTGGCGCGTACTGGATGTCCATGAATGACAGTAGTACCGTTTTTCGCGCACTCAAGGCGTTCTGTGTCGTGGTGGGTGTTCTAATACTGCTGCTGACGACAGTATTGCTCCCCGTATTGTGGAGGTTGCGAAAAATTGAAAAAGACGCAACAGAAAGCGATGATCTGGAAAGCAATCGTGAGTATCAGGCGCTCAAGGCTTTAGATAACAAACTGGGGCTTTCCCCGGAAGTCTACGCCTGCCTTGCTTACTCAGTTATGCCGATTTTGCTCTTCCTGTTTGCTGTGTTTGCGTTAAAGCTCTAAACCACTAAAGGACACTAGAAATGACTCGCCGTAAATACACGAACTTGATGATCGTCACCTCGATCAAGCAGTTGATCTCTTCCCGCGTCTCACGGCCTACACCTGAGCTTGTTGCTGAGACAGAACAGTTTCTCGCCTTGTGGCGTGACCCGGAAGAAATCGAGCCAGCGGAAGGACTATTGCTTAGTCGCGAAAAACTCTACGCAATCCGAGCGGCCTACAAGCGCAGTGGCTACATGGGGCCTCTCATCGGCTTGTTCGACGAACTGGAACGCAACGTCGAGGCCGCTTTCACTGTTAAGCGAGGGAAGAAAGGACTCCCAGCATGGGTACTAGGCGCGGCGTAGTCTGTGAACTCCACGATTGGAGTGCTGACAGTGAGTTCACTGAACTACTGAAAGGCCGCTACATCACTGATGTTGTTGATGATGAAATCCTCGTCCTAGACAACGGCATGTGGCTTCACGTTGAGACGGAAGATGAAGGCTTTAAGGGCGGGACGTTTATCCAATACCTTAATGTCTGCGGGAGAAACGACGCGCGAATCATGTCCGCACACCTCGTCGATGACTATGGGGAGGACCCGATTTCTCTCATAGAGAGACAGACTTACACATTGTTTGTCATGGTCAACGACATGGAACGTCCCGTCCTCAAAATCGCCCGAGAGGACGCGCCCTACTACCCGCGTGGCTTCACGATCACTGCCTACGTCTCCCAAGACGCTTACGTTGACCGCTGGTACCACATGGGGGAACACTCCAACACGTCGGGCAGCTCGCGTAAGTGGCTGAAACACTAAAACCCAAACCCAGAAAGGACACTAGCCATGACATTCGCCGTTAAACGCCTCGACAACATCACCATCTCCAATTTCGCTAGGATGATGCCGTCGTTCATGGAACTACCGAACACTAAGTCACTGTGGGACGATCAAAAGACTGAGCGTTTGATTGATTCGATCTTGAACAATATCCCTATCGGCCCGATCTTCCTCATGCGCCACCCGCGTCAAATTGTCGGCCCAAGCGGTTGGGCCTACGAGTACCAGATTCTTGACGGCTATAGCCGAATTAACGCTATTTTAGAATTCGGGAGCGGGTACTTCCGACTGTCAGATGACTTCCGGTTCTTTGAGAGCGAGTTCGTCCAAGTAGGAGGAATGACACTCAAAGACATCAAAGAAACCTATCCGATGCTTGCAAAGCGCTTTGCAGAGTACCTCCTCGATATTCAGGTCGTTGAAGCGAGTAGCAAGCTCGAAATCGCCCGCATGTTCGAGCGAATGGGCATCGACAGTTACTGTTTTGGACGAGAGTAGACAAGGGGAGCCGTCGTGAGAGATCACGGCGGCCCCTTGGCTTGTGGCATGTCGCAAAACGATTCTTGCTTACACGCTGCCATACTGCTACAATTTAGGTACACGGCTAGTGTAAAGAAAGCCGATAAACTCAATCCACGCAAACCATGTAAAGGTAATAAGACCATGAGCGACACCCCCAAGCCCGAGCGTCACATCGAGGTAAAACTCATTAACTCAGGCCGCGTCCTCCGTACTCAAGCACTAGGTGAATACGCCGACAAGATGTTCGATTCTATGATGAGGAGCATTCTTCACATGTCCATGCTCCACGGCCCAGCGTGCGACCTGGGGGACATTTTTATTCCGGCTCACGCTATTGAGTGGATTGAAATCGTCGAGGACTAAAAAGTAAACGCGGCAAGTAGTTGCCGCAAATGCTCCTATAGCTCAACTGGCAGAGCAACGGACTTTTAATCCGTGGGTCCGGGGTTCGAGTCCCCGTGGGAGCACCGCCACAAACCAAAACATAAAACAACAACAGGAAAGAGAAGATCATGGACTACTACACGGCACTCAGGCGCGAAACCGTTAAATCAGCGCGCTTTGACCCGCTTATTTTCTTATACGCACACCTCGGGGATGAAGGCGCGTTCGACGGTCACGTTTTCTCTCCTAACCTAAAAAACGTTCCGGTACTCATGCGTCTAGTAAACGATGACCACATTTCCTTGTCCATCACCGAGTGGTACGACGAAATAAGCGTTTTTGATAAGCACACAAGCACGGCGCACAGTACCCCAGTTGAAAGCGGAGAACTTCTGTGGGAATTTGACGGCGATGCTTGGGAACGCAGCGACTACATGCCAGACAGTGCAGAACGATTCTCGGAGGAAATTATGATCGCCAACGCCCTCAGTGATTGGGAAAACCTCGTATGCAGGCTCGACGCTCGTAAAGGCCCGGAAGAACACGCATGGTTCTTCCCCCTCGGGTTGGGATCGGCCTCAAAGCACCCGGGGCTGATGATGTACGCCGCCAACCGGAAGTAACAGCCAAAGCACGGAAAGAGAACCGGACCAATGGACTACCAGACACTCAAACGCGACACTATCGAACAGATTCGCCAGAACCCCGTTAGCTTCCTGTACGCGATGTTCGGGCTAGGAGGCGTATTTTTTGACGGCCCTGTTACCGCCCCACTGCCGCAGTATCGAACAGCGATCGCACATGTAGCAGACGACGGTGAGCATATTTCGCTATCTGTCACCGTATGGGCTGAAGGAAAGGCTATTACTTTCGACAAAGCCACATACAAGGCGCACAGTGTGCCAAGCGAAAACGGGCAGCTTCTATGGGAATCTGATGGAACTACTTATGAGCACGGCGATGACTACGAATACTGCGAAGCAGAACATTTTATGGACAAGCTCATCTTCGGCGTAGCTTTCAGCGAATGGGAAAACCTCGTGGGTGATATCGCGGCTCGCGGGGACTCCCAAGAACACGCTTGGTTCTTCCCCGCTGGGCTAAATCCGGCACTTAGGTATCCGGGGAAGATGATGTCCACCACCGGCCAAACGCGGGAAGGACGATGAAATGTACGAGTCCCTTAACTACGCTAAGCGAAAGTATTCCAACGAGGCGACCGACGAGTGGGACTCTGCTGTAGAAGGCGTAGTCAAACATTCGTACCCCCCTAAGATGGTTTGGTTTTTCCCTCACGGACTGCGAGCCGCGCAAGACCATTCAGATGCGACACTGCACGCCAGCAACCAGAAAGAGCAGTAAACCATGACACTTGACGCGCTAAACCAGAGAATCAAAGCAGAAACCGAAAAAGACCCCGCCCGGTTCCTTACTGAACAGTTCGGCAGGGGTGGGGTACCCAGCACGCCATTCTTCGCCCCCAAAGCCTCGAAGTACGCGCAAGTAATGCTCGAACCGGATGCTCCCTCTGTAATTTTGGCGGCGACTACCGGCGCAAGGTCGATCTTTAACTCTATAGAACTCGCCTCGGCTTGGCTTGCAAGGGGGACTCAAAGCCCCGATAGAAAAGAGAAGCAAAGAATGACACTCGACGCGCTGAAACAAAGAACCATAGAAGCAATCCGAGAAGCCCCAGCCAGATTCCTCTACGGACAGTTCAGAGAATACGGCGCATTCGAGCACTCCATCTTTGCCCGCAACGGCCTGAATGAACTGCCGATCATTATGCACGTGATAGACGGAGACCAGTTTTCCCTATTAGTCACCATATGGGACTACGTGGTGGACTCTTTCAGCAAAACCACGTACAAGGCGCATGGAATCCCAAACGAAAACGGGCAGCTGCTATGGGCGCTCGATGTTTCCGCTTACGACGCTTATACCGACGTACAGGACGCAGACCGTTTTCTACCAGAAATCATCATCGGTGAAGCCCTCGAAGAATGGGAAGAGATCGTGAACAGCATTGCGGCTCGCGGAGACTCCCGAGAATACGCATGGTTCTTCCCCTGCGGATTGAAACCGGCATTAAACCACTCAGGCATGATGATGTTCGCCAGCAACCGAGACACAGAGCAAGGAAGGTAATCATGAACCCCTACTACGCAAACAAGGTCCGCCACCAACTACAAGACGTACTACGCATGACCGATGCGAACCCGGCATTTGTGACAGCTTGGGCAGAAGCCATAGCCCATGCGGCAAGGAATGAGAGTGACACGCTTACGGCTCGCCGCATTGAGCATCATGGCGTATTGGTCGATAGAGATGGAACGATCTACGGCTACACGGAATCAACGCCGCTCGTAGGTGAACTTGGAAGTATTAGGTGGACCGGTTACACGCTCACGCCAGAGACGTGCTTAGCAATTGGGGTATCTCCTACACGACGCATAAGCGCAGGTCGCGGCTACTGGTTCAAGCACCCCAATCTCGCAGGAGGCCGCTCGCTCGCGCACGTGAAGTTCTCCGAGGTTGGTATGGGGTCAGCCCTTGACGAGCGAGGCAAGCTGAGGCGGTAGTAAATGCATATCACGCTAGTAGCCGCGCTCGCTGTCTCGACGGTGGTTTGCCTGTTAATCGCGCTCGCTTCTGAGGAAGCGGCCAACAGGCTAGAGGAAAGCGGGGAAACGCATGTTAAAAGCGAAACAGCGTTACGTGTTGTCCACTTCCTTACTTACGCAACAGCGGTCCTCATCCTCCCCGTGCTATTGATATTGCTCATTGACGAAAACCTCCCATTGAGTCCAAGCAGGGAAACACTAGGGAACGTGGGCAATCGTGGGAGCGTGTTCTTGCAACTACTGTGCGTAGCAGGAATCTCGCTTCTTGCATCTGATGTTGCGGTCCACAATCGCGCGTTGAAAGAAAAACGGCCCCGCGTTTTTCGTGTCCTAACCAACGTGCGTGAGGTATGCGGAGTGGTGGTCGTTGCGGCAATTACCGGACTTGTCGCTTGGTATATATCGGACACGCTCATACGGTGCCTGATCGACACGCACGAAAAGTTTTCGCAAAGCATCAGCCAGTACTGTAAAGGCGCGTGCTAACGCGACGCGCACTCAACCAATCAATCAGATCAAACCAAAGGAGCACAGTGAAATGGGCGCGTTACTTTTTACAATCGCATGGGTTGCGATGGTTCCACTAGGAGTATTTGTTCTCGTTAATACCATAGCTTCAGTACGTAATGGTGATGCTGATGCTGTACGTAATGGACTTCTGTTGGACATCGTGTATTTGCTCTTACTGTTGCTACTAAAGATGTACAGCCCGACCGTGCAGTGGGAGGAAGGCGTTGAAGCAGTAAAAACGTTCTTTGACCAACATGTAGGGTTTGTTGTCGCCCTAGGCATGGTAGGGGCTTTATGCGCGCTGTATGTCACTGTTAAAATCTTTGCCGCTCTCACCCTTACAGACGAGAAACTAAAAAACTTTAATCGCCGCTTTGATGCGGCATGGTTTCTCGTGTCTTTTCTCTTTCTGATAGTGCCAAGCATTGTTCAAGTAGTCGTGTCGATAGTGAAAGATTTTTCCTGAGACGAAGAAAGATACCGAAAAATGCGTGATTTCGTCATCCATTATCCGGCGGTCAGCATTACCGCTGGTCTCACGCTGCTTACAGCGATGGTGCTTAGCAATGTTGCGATCATGGCACCGTTCTGGTTCTCCGAAAAGCAAATGAAAACGTTCACCCGCTGTTTGGCTGTTACCCGCGTCGCGACAGTGGTTACTGCTCTGGTTTTCGCTATCACGTTTTTCGCGGTCACAGTAATCAAACTCATCCAAAGCTAGACGAGAAAAGAGTCCCAAAAATGCTTACCGCTGTTGTTGTCCTCACCGCTACCGGCATCGTGAGCGTGTTCTTCATGTGCATGGCCTACGCTGCGAACACTGACAGTAAGAAGAACGCTTACGAGACCGCGTGCTCTGTCACCGTCATCGCTGGCGTAACGATCATGGTTTATTTCCAAGCTGCCATGCACCTACACCACATGGCTGCATACGACCTAGCGTCCATTGTCATGCTCACTAGCGCCACAGCATTGATCTTAAAGCGGCCCATTAAAGGCGACCTGACCGTTTTGGGACTGCGTGCCGCGCTCCTCGTCATCTGCCTGCCAGCAATCGCCTGCCTCCTGCTCAGCTTCAGCATCCACGTCTAACCCGAGACGACGAAACAAAAAATAAAGAAACCAACCCAACAACCATCGAAAGGACCGCTTCATGCAACGCTTACTGCCCGCCCTAATCGCTATCCCGACCGCGATCTTTACTGCCTCTCCCGCAATCGCAAGCGATATCCCGCTAACAGCACAGATCGACAAGGTGATTTCCGCTTCATCTGAACTCGACTCTGGCGTGCGAGTAGAAGGAACATGGTCCGCAGCCAAACTCGAAAAGGGCCAATCATTCACCCTGTCCACGGTCGGAGGCTACCTCAACTGGAACACGGAGTTTCCGTTCACCCTCAACGACGGGACCAGAGTAGGCATCTGCAAGGGCAACAAAGCCGCGTTAACCTGCACCATCAACAACGTGCCCGACAATATTGCGGCCCTCAGTAATTTTTCTGGAACGTTCTACGCGAAAGTGTGGATTAGCGATAAGGCCATTGGGACGCGCGGCGCGACAATCACTCTCGACAACGTTGCTGTACACGAGGCTGTCTGGGGAGATACGGACGGTAATGGTGTATGCGATAAGGACTGTGATAAGCCTGCCTACGAACGCCTCGTCGATTGGACGACCTCAAAGATCGGCTGGTTTGACACAAACAATGTGTCCCATTGGAAAGTGCAGTGGGCTGCAACTGGTAACACGCAGTACACGATTAGCGACCCGGACGCGACATTCAACGACACTCAAGTGCGTTGTTCCAGCGGCAATGGGGGAACATTTAAGGACGGGGAAACCACGCAATTCAGCGGAGTTCTCTCTGACAGCGATCACACGATCACTTTGACAACTCCTGACGGTGTTCGCGGTTGTGTCGTGTACCTGACAGGCCAAAGCGCGCCTATGGGACAGTCCCTATCGAACACGGCAACCGTTAACGGCGTAGCGTACTCAACGACCACCGTGAACGAACAACGAGGAGGTATCGACGGAGACGCTACGCGAACCAAGCCGACACCCACCCCGGAACCTTCCAAAACCACCCCAACTCCTGAACCCGCGCCCACCACGACACCGGCCCCAGTTCCGTCTGAAACCACCACGCCCGAACCTGCGCCCAGTGAGACACCAACCTCTGAGCCGACAACAGAACCTACACCCAGCGAAACTCTCACTCCCACGGCTACCGAGACTCCCGCACCTAAGCCCTCAGAAACCCCCAAGCCTGCACCCGCCTCGGAGCCGTCCGAAACACCTACGACTGAACCAACTCCCAACGAAACACAGGCGCCTCAGCCCACAGTAGTTAGCGGCACTCCCACCCCGGACGCTGCTCCAACGCCCCACAACAGCGGGGCAACGCTTGCAGGCACCGCGACTGTTAGTACACGCTCCCTTGCTCACACGGGCGCGAACAGTCAGCTACTCGCCACAGCAACAGTCCTACTGCTCGCCGCAGGCATCACAGCCCGACGGAACAGCCACAGCAAAGCCAACAAGTGACTCTCATGCGCCTGCAAAAACGGCGACATTCAACCGTAAAACTGACACAGGACAAGCGGTTCTTGTAAACTAGAGGGAAGAGGACAGCCGAAAGTGCGCTAGAGATTTTTGCAGAAATCGAGCACTTAGGCCCCTCCCTTCGATGAACATATGGACAGTCAGCAGAGGTCGTCTCTTGCACATTCCGTGTTTTTACACGTAAGACGACCTCTGCTGCTTCCTTAAACTGCATATGGCTCAGTGCTCCGAGCGGCGAAGGAAGCCGACTGTAAATCGGTCACAGTTAATGACACACCGCAGGTTCGAGTCCTGCCTGGGCCACTAATAAACCGGAAGCGCCTCCACAAGATGATCGTGGGGGCGCTTCTGGTTTTTGTGTCCATCCGAGAGCGGTTGGCTCTCATGCGTGAGTGTAGTGGTTATTTCGCGGCGAGGACCTTGAACCATACGGGGTTCATGTCTCTGGGGAAGTCGCTTCCCCAAATCAGGTAGAGGCTGTCTAAGCGCGTCGAGGATGTCCATGACTCCAACTGTCCACTCTCGCCGGGTTTGAGCGTGAGAGACGTTTTCAGACCATACACGGTGCCTGTGCGGACGCTTACTGTCCTGTTTGCGTCTACGAGAGCGTCCCTGCTGGTGATCGTGAGTTCCTTGTCGGAGAGGTTACGTACCGTGAAAGCGTAATAGGCGTATTTCACGTCACTGGTCGGGCTGAACCCACGGTTCTGTTCGCTCTTTTGCTCCATGACCTTATGAGCGTCTGTTCCGGTCACGAACTTGGAGAGCGTCACTTCGATGGGCTGTTTCTGGTCGCCGTCAATGTAGCTGGTAACAATCGGGGTTCCCAGTCCGGCTGGCTGGTTGAATGAGCCGTCTCCCACGTGGGGCATGACAGCGCCGTCCGTGCTGGTTTCCATCTTATGAGCGCCAATCCACGGTTCGAGATACCTGTTCGCGTCAAACTTGCGTTCCCCGTTGTTTGGGACGATCTGGATGACCTCGTGTTTAGCGTCGAGGATTGACGCGGCTTGTTCAGCGAACTGGTCTTGCAGGGCTGACAGTTCGGGAGCTGAGAACAACGTGTCGTCCATGTACACGTCCTCATCGGCGGACAAAGCGCACGAGGACTTCACTCCCACACCATTGCACGTGAACGCGGGCGCACGATTCACGGTTTTCGTCGGCAAATCGCTCTGCGCGGCAATGTAGGAAGCGAAAGCGTCCGTGAGCTTCTTCTGATACTCCACGTCTTTCGCGTCCTGCAAACCGGCGGCTGCGAGAGCGGTTTTCACTTGGGACACGTCGAGCTTGATCTTGCTGTAGTCCGCGACCTGCAAGCTCACGCTTTCCCCGTTGTTCAACGTGGACGGGGCTTGAGTGATCTTCCACGTGAACGGGTTGCGGTGCTCAGTGTTTCGCCACGTGAGCTGCGGACTGTCAGGCACAGAGTAAGACACCGTGCCGGTAATAGCTTGAACGGCTTTAATTCGCGTCTGATTACCGTTCAAGTACGCGGATTCTTTCGCGACATACGAGTCATGGATAACCGCGTTCAACCCGTCAGCGTTAAACCCAGCGAGAGCCGTCATGTACGCACTGTACGAGGTGATACCACGGTTCTCGGCGGGAATGTCTTTCACCGGGGGAACGAGGAAACCGAAATAGAACGCGAGGACGCTTAGGGTTGCGGTACCCGCAATGACGGGACGCACCCACCGACGCTTCTTCTTGGGTTTCGCCTGCTGGCCCCACGCCGCACCGCCGGGACCGACCTGCCCCATAGCGTCACCCCACGACGGGGACTGGCTGGGGGCTGGTTCACCCCACCCGCCACTGTCGTCGTTACCCCACGCGGGGGCAGTCGTTTGGTTTGCGGGGGCGGGTTCTTCACCCCAACCACCGCCCCAGCTTTGAGGCTGCGAGCCGCCAGCGGGTTCCATGCCCCACCCGTAGTTGTCACTCATGGTTTGTCCTCACTCTTTTACTTTCAGCGTTTTATTTCGGCCTACTCGAAGCTATCGAGGCCAGCGAAGAAACTGTCCATCGCATCTGCATCTTCTAGGTCAATGTCAATGTTGTAACCGTCCGTATCGACGGTTTCTTCCACGGGCGGGAGCGTCGGCCCCACCGTCTCAACGGGGGCTTCTTCCCGAGGTTCTACTGCGGGTTCTTCCTCCACTGATTCAACAGTGTCCGCGTCTACCGTGGTGGGGACAAGACCGCCTTGCGCAACGAGAGTAGTCATCCACGCGCGAATATCCGCGAGTTCAGCTTCCAACTGCTCAATGTTCGACACGGCGGGCGCGCTTGCCGCAACCTGCTCAACGGTCGGCTCAGTGTTCGCCCCGAGGGCTTTCTCCACGTAAGCGCGCACGCCCTCATCGTTTTGGTAGCCCTCAAGGAGAGCAATCACAAGACGAGTGAGACGCTTGCTTGAAGCGAATGGGATAAGCACGTCGCTTGCGAGACGCTGGGGGACGTTCCTAATGGTGATAGTCCAACTGTTTTGGCTCATTTTCCGGGCCTTCCTAAAGTCTGTACTTGAACGGTTTTCACGAACTCTTGATACGCACTCGGCCTGCCCTCAGCATTCTTCAACGCTTGGGGGTGTACCACATCCAAGACCACTGTCTCGGGACGGTACTGCAACGCGGGGATAGTGAGGAATGCGAGACGGTAGAACTGCGTGTACCGCATGGTCGTCGCCGCAACGTAAGGGCGAGACACCCCGCCCAAAGCGTTGTAGAGCGCTCGCGGGATATCGTGCGTGAGAGGCCCGCCGACAACGACAACGTGATACCCGTCAGCGACGATCTGAGAGAGCCGCGCGTTCCAGTCCACGTTTAGCAGCGTGCCTTCAGTGAAAGCGATTCCCTCCGCTGCGACAAGCAACATGAGGTTCTTTTCTTTCGTGAGAGCATACGGGGGGTTCCCCACGCCATTCACGAGCCAGTCAGCGCACGACGAGGCGCGCGAACCAAGCTTATAGTTCGCGATACTTTCCGGGTTCACGTCAAGCACGCACACGCGCTCAGCGTTGATCTTTGGAAGCACATAAGACGTGAGAGACCGATAGAGCATGTCACCCAAAGTCCCATCGTTCCCGGCGAACAGGAAAGTAACTTTCGCCCGGTCAATTTGGGAGACTGCGAGCGCCACCGACGGGAACTGCGTAGGGGATTGGACTGCGTTCGCATAGCGGGGCAGCATGAAACTCACGCTACGCGGCCCACTGTCACCCGTGGGCTGCTGGCGCTTGAGATCAAGGTTTTCTTTCGTCAAGCGAGCGTTTTGTACCTGTAGTGACCTGATCTCATCGACCTGTGTCTTACTGGTTTCCAACGCGGTTGCGAGTTCAGCTTTAACGCGCTCAAGTTCATCAAAATCAGCGGTCGTTGCGCCCGCCCCAAGTCCTTTTGCAAGCATCGCAAGGAGGGCTTCGGTATCAACCTTCACGCCACCCGTAGACGCGGGAGGCTCAAGGGACGCGCCCCGCGCGTTCAACGATTCAACGAGCTTCGCGTCCCCCACGTAGGGGATAGTCACCCCACTGTCAGAGGACACGTACTGTTCGGGGGCGACAAGGAACACGACGTTCGCGCGGTTCATGTTCGCGGCAGCTTGGAGAGCAGACACGCTCACTTCCATGACGCTCACGTTCCCAGCGCCGTAAATCTGATCGCACGCTTGACTAAGCAAATCAACAGCAGTCTTTGGAAGCCCAGCGTGGAGGGCCTTAAATGTTCCCACGGTTTCACCACCTTTCTGGGAAGCTCACGCGCGCCCACTACTGAGTGAGGGACGCGGTAGGCGCGCGTGAGCGGCTAGGGGGAAGGCTTACTTCTTCGCCTTCAGTTTCTTAGCGAGCTTGACGCGCGCCGCGTTCGCTGCGCCTCGAATATTGAGCAACCGCACGTCCGTAGACGAGTAAGGGAACAACTCAATGTAGGGGGCGATAGAACGCAATTCCTCAACGACCGCTTCAGCGAACGACGTGTCAGCCTTACCGCGCGGGAGGCTACCGCCGCCGACAATCAGCACGTAGTTGAGTTCTTGCGGGTCAATCGTGATACGAGTGAACGTCTGCTTAATCTGGGCAGCGGCCTTCGCGACAGTCTCACGTGTAGCAGACTCAATGAGCGGAGTAATGTCATCACGCTTAGACGCACCCGACGTGAGATACCCAGTAGAGAGAGCTTCTTCAAGCGCGTGACGAGATACGCGCCGCCCGAGCTTCAAGTCGATCAAGTTAGCGACGCGGCTCGCGATATTGTTTCCGCCAATCGGATACGAGTCGTAGCTACCGGCGACCGGCTGCATCTGGTCAATGAAAGTCAGGTCGGTGGTTCCCGCACCCACGTCAATGACGAGAATCTTCGAGTCCGCGTACTTTGAGCGTTCACTTGCCGGGGTTCCGTTCGTGAATGCGAGTGCGGCGAACGCCATCATTCCCTCGGGGCGGACAGTGAGACTATCAATGTCGATAGGGATAGTCAGGGTTGAGGGGCATGACACGGTGAACGAGTCTGTCTTAGTGAACAACGCGCGGAACATGTCAGCGTGATCGCGACTGGTTTCTGTAGCGGGGGCAAGAATCGTCACGTCCCACGTGACATGAAGATTCCCAACAGCGCGCTTCACGACAGCAGCGATCTGCTTTTGCGCGACATACAGGGCGTAGCGGAACGACAGGAGCGTTGCGTGAGCCGCGTACTTGCGGCTTGTTGCAGTCGGGCGGATAGCCTCGACAGCGAACTCTCGCTCGACAATCGGCCCGGCAGCGAACCGAACGATAGGAGCATCGTCCGCTAGGGAAGCAGGAGCATCAAAAACGACAGACTCCAACGGCCCGGACGTGTACTGGTCGGGGACAACGTAATCATCGGGGAGCTGTGCGAAGGCGTTCGACAATCGCACGATCTCTTGGAGGGACGCGCGGTGCAGGCTGCATACGCGGGTCTCGGAGTTACCGAAATCAATGATGATTCCAGCACTGGTCTTTTCCTCACTCATATTTCATTTGCCTTTCTGGGCTGACAACGGTCTGTTGTAATCTAATAATACTTGTGCTGTACCGAAATTATCGGTTAATGGCCGGTTTCGATAACCGCTGGTTCAAGATGATGTCGTTCACCAGCGACGCGGACAAGGTTGGCTCAAGCAGCGGACCAACGTCTAACCCTTCCTCGCACGCTTCTTGCACTCTTTGCATGTGGAACGCGCTGTAAATGAACGCGCCCGTTTCGTCTTGTGCGCTCAGGGCTTCCACGATGTCGCGGTGTTTGACGTACATGTCGCTTTGGTAGATGTCCGCGAGCGCTTCGAGTGCGTCTGCTTGGGTTGCGCGCGTGAGAGTCAGGTATGACAGTGCGGGCGCGCGGCTGATAGCGGATAACTGTTCCTCAGTGAGGTTCTTGCTCAGCAGCGAGGGGCGCGCTAAGCGGAGGAGGGACTGTAGGGCAGCGTTGCTGGCTGCGCCGCTCTTGAGGTAGGGGCGAATGTCGATGCCTTGCGCGAGAGCCGACTCGTAGAGGGGGATTTGGCTGCGCTTCATTCCCCTGAAGTCACAGTCTTGAATGGGGTAGCCGCGTCGCGCCCACGTGATGATCGCGCTCAATGCTTCCTCAGACAAGCCTTGCGTGACGAATGGTTTGAGGACGTTGAGGTTGAGTCCTTCTTGCATATACTCGCGTACTTGCTTCAACACGGGGGCGGGGAGGACAAAAAACACGTCTGGGACGGTTTCGATCATCGCGAGCCTGATCTGATGCAAGTCCTCTGGGGAGCGCTCAATGTAGGGCAGGATTGGTGTCCCACGAAACAGTGCGCTTCTGATTTCTTCGCGAGTGTCGAGACTATACCCGGCGAAAATCGCGTCGAGGTTTTCTAGCGTGATTTCACGGCCACAGTATTCCAAGGGTGATGCCTTTCTGGGTGGAGATGATTTTGGGGAGCATAGGGACAGAACGTGAGACTTTCGTGAGCCTACGTAAAGACTTATCGGAGGGAGGATGCCCGAGGGCTTGCAGCCACCCGGTGCTGGCGGCGGGTTTCCCGGAGGGCATGACCATGAGGGACGCTAAACCCATTTGGTCGAGGGTCGCCTGATAGGAGGCGTTCGCTGCCATGATCGGGAGCCGATAGTAGGACGCTGGCACCACGTGGCCCACGCCGAGCGGCCCCGCGTATTGGAACCGGAAGCCGCCTTGAGTGACGAATGCTTCCACGCTGGTCATGTCAAGCACGATGGAGTCAAACAGTGTGCCGCCCGACGTTGAGGGGCGCGCCCGGTAATGCTCATTGTCTACGGGAACACCGTATGTTGCCGACAATCCGGTGCGACGGTTCTGGATACAACACAAGGCGTGCTGGAAGTACACGGCACTGCGCGTCCCGCGAGAATCTATACGCGGTAGGGGAATGATGCACAGTTGGTTTAGTGCTTCCAGCCAGCGGTGCTGGTCGTCTTTACGTGAGCCAATCCGATACCTGCGGAACACGTTGTCCTCACTGCGCGCGTAGATGATTTCCCGGCGCTGCGGGTCTACCTGATAGTAGGACAAGCACATTTGTTCCATGATCGCGCTCACCGTCATGGCCTTACGCATAGAAGCGCGTTCCTTCAAGGACGAGCGCACGCCTCTGGGTTTCGTCGATACTCTCACCGCACACCTCCCACGAGGGGGACGCAAGGTTGTACTCGCGCTTAAAGCGTTCATCGTCAAATGGGATACCTCGCTGTTTGAGAATCCAATACATGCCGTCCGGTTCAGTGAACGTTCGACTCACCGGCTCGCCGCCGCTGGTCACGATCATTTCCACGCTCACCGTCTCATCTAGGGGAGTGACGAGGAATGGTTCTTGGTAGCCCAAGAAGTTGATAGCCGTGTCCCTGAAGTCGAATGTTTTCTCACTGCCTTCAACGGGAGCCGCAACGATATCGACAAACGAACTCGCGGACTCGGGGCTGCGGGCAAGAAGTTCGCGATATGCTGCCATGTCCTCTTCGAGCGTGTACATCACCGGGTAAGCCAAGCCAGTGAACCCGCTGTCAGTCACCGACGATACGACCACGACAACAGAGGAGAAGATTTGCCCGATAGCGTTCTCCCCGGCGCGTATCTGCTTACGGGAATGAACGACGACGACGCTACCCGGCCCAAACCAAGCGGCCTCGCGTTTTTCTTTCACGCTCGCCACGCGAAACAATCCGTGTAAGCGTGCCCGCTCGATATGGAGCCGGTAGTCCATGTCCGTTGAACGCTTCGTATCGTCCTCAACGATGAACACGCCGCCGGTTTCAGCGCAGGCCGCTTCAATGGGATACACGAACGACGGTAGGCGTTTTTGTTCATCGTCCAACTCGACAATGAGCGGCTTGTCTTTTCCCATTGCTTCCCACTGGGCGATCCCCGTCAGGTAGCGGAACACTGCTTCCGAGGACGTGTCAGAGGGAACCGTGAGCGCATAGTTGTCGCCCACGTCGAGCGCCACTACATCACCGGCGGCAGTGAGTTCGTCTGCCCGCTTACGCGCGTCCTCCCACATACTCATTGGAACTACGCCTGCTTCGGAGCGGACTTAATGAACGCCCGGTAGTCCTCAATCTGACTAGAGGAACCGATCTCGCCCTCAAGGAGCTTCAACGCGAACGCCAACTGGACGGGCGGAACCTTTTCAAGCGCTGCAAGGAACACGCTCTTACGAGCATCCGCGAGGAGCTGCATTCCAGCAATGGCCTCAACGTGACTCATCGACTCACTCACCGGAGTATTACCCGCACGGAAACGAATCTCTTGCAGCATGTACGGGTCAAACAAATCCGACAAGTCCTCGCGCCCCGTGTTCTCACACGCATCTAACGCGCGCTCACACGCATCCCACGCGCTACCCCCATTAAGGAAGTCACGGAAGAACCCAGCGCCGAGCTTGCGGGATGCTTCACGCAAGCCAGCGTCCCTGAGCTGGCGAACCGTGTTCGGCTTACGGCCAACAGCTTGAGCGAGAGCATCAACGTCCGTGTAGCCGTCGAGATAAAGCGAGATGACTTGACGGTAGAGGGGCTTGTCATAGTAGGAGCCGCCACGAATGAACGCGAGTGCGCGCTTCGCGATCTTCTGTCCGCGTGCGCCCACGAGCGCTTTGCCGTCCGTATCGACCTCAGCGATCTTGAATCGCATTGCGTCGATATCCTGCCTGATACCCATTTCTTCCTCTCTTTCACCCTGTTTTGTTGATGGTTTTTGTCGTCAAAACACATCAACCGTGGGTGTGGGTTTGGTCTAACCCCCGCGTTTTCGGAGACTCCTCGGGTTTGGGAAGTCGTTGCGGGGGTTTTCTGATGGTGTTTTTCATCAGTTTTCTTACATCAGTTTACATCAGTCATCAAAAAACGT